TTTGTTTTAACAATAAAAATTACTTTATTATGGAAAAAGAAGATTATGTAGAGTTGTTTAGAAAGGAGTTTTTGAAACTAAATTTCGCACTAGACAGTTACAAACACAAGTGTAAAGCCAACTGGGCTGTAGTTAATTCAAAGGTTCATATCACTTTTGATACAGGTAACGATAAAGACTTCTTGAGGTACGAACTAGGACTTGAAGAAGCTAAAGATTTTCTTCACGACTTTAAAAAGAAGTGTATTGACATCTGTTCACACATTAAAAAAGAGGCTATTTAGCCTCTTTTGTTGTTAATATAAGTTTCTTTCTTTTGTATTTGTGATCATTTACAATATCACCGGTGTGTTTTATTTGTTCACATTGTTCGTAAGTTAATGTCCTTACTGATCCTATATCACTAAGACTCATTGTCATTCCGCTGCTAACGTATGTTTTAAAATCTACTCTTTCTTCCATGTTAGTTTCTTTTTAGGTCCTTTTACATTTCTTAATTCATCCTTGAGTTTATTTTCTCTCTTTGTTTCTTCTTGCAGGTAGTTCATTACCTTCATTAATTCAGTAAATTGTTCTAATGATGTTGCTTCAAACTTATGAAGCGTACTCATTTGCTCTCTTATTCCTGGCCCCATCTTTATGTTTCCGTCTGATATCTCACTCATATTTTTAGTTTTTTCTTTGGTCCTTTTATTACTTCTTGTTCTTTTAACAATGAACTATTAAATTTCTTAATTTCATCGTATAATGGATCGTTTTGGATTTGAACTGTAGTCCCACAAGGAAGTTTCATTGTTGTAAACACTTTTCTCGGATCAATTGAATCCATTACTTCCATTCTAAATGATTCAGATGGAGTTAATGGCCTTGATACATCTAGCGCTTTGTCGTGCCAATGAGAGTTTATTGGTGGCAGTGAAGCATACTTCCATTCAGTCTTGAATACATCTCTAATTGCTTTCTCTAATTCTTTCTTTGTTATATTGTAAAGAAACTTCTGCTTTCTCTTTGGCATTACTTCTAAAGGAGGATTCATTACGTATCTTTTGCTCTTATCTCTTTTCTTCATAATTTGCTTTATTACATAGCTATTTAAAACTTAAGCTTCTTTTTAGGTTGTTTAATTACATTTTCTTTTTTAGTAAGAACTGTACTTATGAGGAATAAAGCTTTAGCTGTTTCTTCATTTATTCTCTCTACTCCTCTTGATATTAAAAACTTTTTAACTAATTCAGCTTTTTCTAATGAATCAAGATACTCAAATGGAAGATCATTCTTAATGAAGTTTGATGTAGAAGAAAACTGCGGTCTTGGTTTAGAAGTTGATAATCCAGCTGTGTGTTTGTATGTTGCTCCTGATGATGACGTTCCGGTCATACTGTATCCTAAATATTCAGATGACCTTATCGATGTAACTAACTGATTGTCAATTTTTATTTTTTTTTCAAATATTGATTCTTCTTCCATAGTGTATTATTTTTGTGCAAGTTACGAATTAGTTTTGATTATTTTATTACTTTTTATTAAATTATCTTTAGCCCATAAAGGTTGAAGGTTCGTGTAGTGGCAAAGTTTAATTAATTCTTCTTCAGTTGTTGCTGAGTCTAAAGGAATAATGTGGTCAATATGCCATAGCTCTCTATTCTCCCAGCTCATTCCATCAGTAAATAAAGAAGTTATTCTATCGAAAACAACTTGATATTCAGCGCCTAATAAATCAACAGTTCCTTTTTTGTTCCAAGACATTCTTCTAAATGCAGTTCCTGTTCTATTTCTTAACCTTCTCTTCATTAATGATAATGGATCTTTAGCCTCCAATTCTTTTCTTTGCTTTTTCTTACTTTCTCTTATTTTATCTGCGTTAAGTTCTCTATATTTCTTTGCGCTTTTGTTTCTAGAATCTCTATTATTTTTAGCCCATTCCATTGATTCTTTATAAAGTCTATTCTTGTTTTCACTTCTCCATTTGTCTCTTACTATTTTATTTTCATTTTCTTTCAATTCTTTCTGAATTCTACTTCTTTCTTTATCGCATTCCTTGCATTGTGACTTTGGTTTGCCTGGAGATTGAAAGTAATATTCCATTAACTCTTTGTCTTTTAAGCATTTAGTACATGTCTTCATTGTTATCATTTTAATATTGTAAATGTAGTGAAAATAAACCACACATTTACATTTTATAATTTTATTTTTAAAAAATTTTTATAAAAAAAATTGTCATACACGAGTCAAACAACACTTCACCCCCTACTCTTTTTATGTTTTGGGATATGGGGTACTCTTATATCTATAAACGTCTAATTTAATACTTACTCATTATGGCTTTAGCTACATTTCATTCATTACGCGGAGAGAAAAAAACATCTGCATTATTACTAGTAAAAAAGAATCCATTGCAATTTAGCAGTGACCCTGTTTATGTGCCATTGGTTGGTGCTATTCATTTTGCTGGAAAACCATTAACTGATAAAGATAATGGATTCTCATTTGAGATACCTGATGGTTACACATTGGAGGATATCGTTGATAGTGTTACTGGAGAAATCCGTACTGCTAAAGATGGTAGTCCATTAAAACAACTAGTTTACTAGTTGGGCCTTTAAGGCTTGCGCCTAACTTGCATCATCAGATAACTCTGATATAACCCAAACTCATTAACAACCTCTCAAACAGCTTCTCTGCACCTTCTATGGTAAAAGACAGATTAGTGGTTGAGAGGAGATGAGTTAATACTAAACTTCAATCATTAGATACAATGAAATACTTTATTACTCAAGATGCTTTAGAGATAGACTCAGAAGAAGCAGCAATCCAAATGGCTAGTTATAGAAACTAGTATTAATAAACTCTTAATTCTCAACCACATGAATTTACCAAACACAAGATTATTAGCTTATAATATATTAGCAATGATCAAACTTCTAGCATTAATAGTACTCTCATTAGGAGGGTTTGTATTAATGATCTCAGAGCCAATTGATAATGATGGCTCATTATACACTCTTCTTCTATCTAAGATAGTTGGAATAGGTGCATTGTATATTGCATATCAAATCTTCAATGGCTCATTGAATAAATTAAATGAGTAATTCTCATTAACCATACAATTCGTGGTTGAATTAGTTTGCACTTATACTCATCAGCATTGACTTGTCTGGTGAGTTGAGTGTTTAATGTAAGTTATTGTTATGCTTCGCATAGACCCAATACCCACATTACATCAACATAACCTCAATCAAAATTAACCTCACATTAATAACATCGCTATTATGTATAAAGAAAATGACTTCGTATTAATAACTAGTATTATATTTAACGAGGGAAGAAAAGATGAACACTATAAAACCTATTCAGGTATTATCAGTTATGAATCAGAGAAAGGTATTGGATTTTCTAAAGCAGTAGTTCATCAGATATGGACTAATTACAAAACAAGTGTAGCAATGGCTACGCATTTCTCAATAGATAAAACAAACATAAATAATGTATTGTAAAGACATTAACAGTGAAGAATATAGAGAAGACTGTATAGATCCAGCTGACACTAATCCATAGGCATAAATAAGAAGCAACGTGTAAGCTTCAAGAATTACACACATTAATATAAATATGAGGTAAAGCAAGAGAGTGTTGTACACTTTAAAAACATAATACCACCTAAGATAAGTCAAGAGTAATTAACTAGACGAGGTGGACAACATAAATTTAACTGCTATAATTAAGCATTCAACCATAATAAAGCAAACCTGTTTTGATAAGAACTGCAGATATCTTATCAATCATCTCTAATCTAGTGCACTATCCTAGATTAGAGTAAGTAATAATGACGTGTGTTTCAGTTGAGATAAATCAACTCTAGCCAGGGAAACAAATGCCTAGCAAAAACGAGCACTCACTTGTATTGATGTTGACTTGGAAGTTTCAATATGAACTTCACATGGTGTTGGAAATACACTAAACCATAAGCACGTAGAGAATATTGCTTATGGTTGCTATAATAATATTGTTGAGTTCGCGAAGCAGTACAATAGGTTTATATAATTTGGCCGATTGAAAGACAATCGGCCATTCTTAAAACATTTAAAACAACCACAAATGAACTCATCAACAAAATTTATCTTCATCTTATTCTTAACAGTAATATGGATGATAGCAACAGGCATTACAATGATAGACAATGCTAAACAAGAAACAGATCCAATCACATGGTTCATGTATTCAGTTCCATTTATCTCATTCTTCGGAATACTGATAATATACAACATTGAATTCAGAAAAGAAAACAACATTAAGTAATGGAAAATGCTCCAGTAGATATGTATGGCCTATTAACATGGCCATGCTTATTCTTAGCTTATTATTTATTAACATTAGTAGTGAAAGCTCTAAACAAGATGAACAAATGAAAAAATTCACAACATTCTTATCAATAATTCTATTTGTAATTGTAATGGTAAGCACATTAATAGTATCGTTCATATCAATATGGAGCGACATAGATCCAATTGTACTTGACAAATTGAAATCTACAATATTGTTAACTACAATAGTATTTATTCTTTCATTCATGACAAATCAAACCATAGAATAAACACCACACTAAAGTTTGTGGGTTGCATGACGTGATTGAGTGAAACCCTAAAAGTGAAGTTAATCATCACAAGTGCGTATAAGTACCATCGTGTCCCAAAACCTTATATGTTTACCTGAATTGACAGGAAAGTTAAATAGCGTCAAGTGGTGTTTAGAATACAGCTTAATAATTACAAGACTCAAATGAAAGCATTTGTAAGTTTGTACTTCAAGAGGAGAACAGGTAATTATTAAGCAATGTCCTTATAGCTCAGCGGTAGAGCACTCCGCTCATAACGGATAGGTCGGCAGTTCAAATCTGTCTAAGGACACAACATGAACCAGGGTTGATTGTTAGTATCTAACAATCTCAATAGACTACATTATTTATAATGGGCAGAATTGAATAGATCACTGCAGATTGTTTAATTTAAGAAATCTAATGCTTTGTTATTATCTAGATTCAGAAGAGAATCTCTCTTTAGATACCTGAACGATGTAATAAAAGTAATTAGAATGACGGATAGTTCTTATCAACCAAAATTGTTTGAAGTCAAAACGTTGGAATAGCTCAATTGGATAGAGCGCTTGCTTTTGGAGCGAGAGACTACAGTTCGAACCTGTAACCAGCACAAATTTATAAACCAAAATCAATTAAAATCATGAAAATTATAGGACAAATAGAATTAGTAAAAGAAACAAGTAAAATATTTGAGATATTTAGAGCGTCTGATGCTGAAATAAGACCTCACTTTTTACTTACAGGGCCATCAGGATCAGGAAAATCATTTACAATTGCTCAATTAGCAAAGAAGTTTAACTTAGGATTCATAGAAGTTAATGCAGCTCAATTGACTAAAGAGGGAACGTCTGGTAATTCTTTATCAAAAGCATTGGCTCCAATTGGACAATCAGGAGGAAAGCCAACTGTAGTATTTGTTGATGAATTTGACAAACTATTCATATCTGGAAACAGTAATGATAGTTGCGCTCATGAATCTACAACCGGAGTGCAAAACGAATTTCTTAAAATACTAGAATCTGACACTGCTTCAGTCTTTGGTGATTATGGAAAATACGTCAATGTTCCAATTAACAATACATTATTTGTATTTGCAGGAGCTTTTAACGGAGAAGAAAACATTTCAATCGACAGGCTAAGAGAAATTGGAATAAAAACAGAATTCTTAGGAAGAGTTGGACTCGTATTCAATACATGCCCTTTAACTATAGAAGACATGAATAATATAATAGATTCATCTAGCTTAATAGATAAATACTTAGCATTATTCGACGCTGTTAATAGAGAAGATGTAGTATCTAGAATAAAAGAAGTAGTAAAGAATAACTTTGAAATGAATACAATTGGTGCTAGATTAATAAATACTCTAGTTCATCAATACTTTATAAAAGGAGGATTACTTGAAGAATCAGTAGTGAAAGAAATATCATTTCAATCTAAGCTTACTCTTTAATTAAAAGGCAATGTAGCTTAATGGTAAAAGCACTGGAATACGGATGGAGCCTCGATAAGCTTCCATTGCCACAACAATCAGCGTGCAACTGCAATACAAGGAATATCTAAGTAGCCTTGCGTGTGATTAAAACTGAGACATTCTACCACTTTGAGTGTCTTAGTTTTCTATTATTAATTAAATCATAAGAAAATGTACACAATCAAAAATCAATATGACGACGCAGTCATAGACAAAGATCATCCTGAATACGAAGAATTACACATTGAGGATGAAATAAGATACTTATCCGTTGGAGATACAGTAAAAGGAAAATATGAATACAGAGTAACTTCTAAAGGAGTTGTGATTGTTCATAGTTCTTTTAGTGGATTTACTCCAAGATGGGATGCAGTATTAAGAAGAAAGAATTAGTATAAATCAAGTAAAATCAATTAACCATGAAACAAACAATTAAAAGATTCTTTAGTAGAATCTACAAAGAGCTTCAAGAATTAGGATCAAACGCAGGATACGCAATGAGATGTTAAATACAGTTCACACTGCAGGTACATTATCAGAAGCTTTGGCATTTATGTCAGAACTATCTGGGCTTAGTCAATATTACAACGAAGTATATGACACAGTAGACGAACTATACTACATGTCTTCAAGTAAAGTGAAGCCAAAAAAGACACTGAACTTCAAAACATACACAATAAAAGTGTTTGATAAAGAAGGAAAACAACATCAATTCTATTTTGACAACAAAAGATTCGACGAACACGGAATCATTGCAGATAGATTTGAAGTAAGAAGAATAAGATCATTAGTAGATTTCAATATTGACTATCACTTTGTAAAAAGAGTTAAGATTTGTGAAGGAAACGGATGGTACAGTTGGGGAGGTATTTATAAAATAAAAGGACAAGAGTTCTACTTTGAAATGTAAAATGGCAAAAATAACAAAATTAAAAGACGATAAATTCTTTGGAGAACATCCAAATGGAATTAACGAAGGCTTCGTACTTGACGCAGATGTTAAACCGGAAATTCCATTAGTGGGATTTAGTTACAGATTTGGTAGATTATCTACCGCTGAAGTGACTGAGATTGTTGAAGTTACAGATGATTATTACATCTTTAAAACTAGGAATTCAACCTATAAAATCGAACTATAATGAGAAATAGATTATACCGTAGGGCCTTTACGTCATTAGTATCTATAACAATGGCAGTATTATTAACACTAATAGTATCTTGTATGATACATGTTGGTGATTTAGATGGAGTTATTAATTCACTTAATACTAGAGAGTTTTTTGGAGTATCATTATTGCTTTCATTTTTGATGTACATATTCTTTACAGTTCCTGAACCTCCAAGTGAAAGAGAGTTAGCAGGTTATGCTGATAAAAATCCAAGAAAAAGCAGAAAGTATTCTGATAAAGAAATCAATCAACTAGAGTCTGAATCTAGATACGCTCAGGAAGCTGAAGATTATTACAACAATCCTGAAAATCATAAGCAATGTTAATTAAAGAACAAAGAAATCACATCTCAATAATAGTGAGACAAGAAGGATTTGAAGCTTGGATGGCAAAGATTAAAAACAAGTTCCGTTTTAGCTACGCTATGAAGGACGCTATCCAAAGAGTGAAGTAATGTATTTTGGACCAACAACAGAGCTTGGTTTTATTAAGAATAAAACAGGCTACGAAGCAAAAGATCCTACAAGTACATATTCAAAAGTTTCTTACCTTGAGGTAATAAAGCCTTTAAAGTGGTCATGTACGAATGCAAGTCTTCCAGACTTGATTCCAGTAGGATCTTTAACTTGGTGTTATAATTGGAATGGTAAAGATGAATCGATATTGCTTGAAGACAATAGATATGGAATTAATTTCCATCCAGATTGCTTTAGGTTTATTAAACATGAGTCTTATGGAGAAGAAGAAATACAATCTACAAGCAAAAACGTTGATAAAGAGTATAGATTCAAGACAAAATCAGAATTTATTGACATTGGTAAGTGGAATAGTATGCCAGATAATGCTGGATATCCATCAAAGTGGGCTTCAGGATTAGACATGAACCATTACCTTGGTCAACTTCTAACCAAAGATCAACAAGAAGTCGTTAAAGACATGCTTGAAAATAAAAAAAGTCAAGTGGTATTTGATGGATGGACATTTTTTAATTGGGATTTTACAGAATTAAAACCTGGATATGTATCACTACCAAGAGAAATGCCAGGAGTTGAAAGAGTCCCGGATATTCCTAAAGCAGTTATTTATCCTTCTCAACCAATTCAACAGGTTGATTGGAGAGATCCGCCTAAATTCCCTCCGCTATCTTCTACCTCCGAACAAGCAGCACCCATTATTTACGAAAGTAAGAAAGAAGAATTAAATGATGACATTGTCATCGAATCAACAATCAACATAACAATCTAAAACAAAGAAAGATGAAAACATCGGAAATTAAAGAAAATGCATCATTATTTATTCAATTAGTGATAGCAGCAGTGAAAGGCGATGACGCAGCGGCAGTAGGTATTAAAATCCAAAAGACTGCAATAGCTCAAATTCGTGCTCAAGTAGCTGCAAAGAATGCGCATACCTTAACACTTGAAGATAATCTTGAAGTAGCTAAAGAAGCTTTAGCAAGTGCTCGTATCAACAACGGAGTATTAATCACTGATAGTGTTGAATACATTAGAACGCTTCTGTTGGCTAACAAAGGAATCGAACAAGCTGAAGATGCTATTACAAATCATGAGAAAGAAATTGCATTCCTAACGGAACAATTGAGTCTGATCTCTAAATAGTATTTTCCTTCTAGTCGCAGCCTAGAACCAACAACAACAGCAGTTTCGCCCCATAAATGTTAGTGGTTTTTCAATATGGGGCAAAGTCGCTGATTCAATAGAGATGGGATTCTAACCTTTTTTTAATGAGATTTTAACGGGTTTATGCGTTTTGAGGATCTCTATTGATGAAGTAAAAATGATTTTATGATAATACCGGCTAAACATTGAACCATTGTGAATAGGCTGAGTCAAATCTACATTCGTAGGGAGAGGATAGTAATTTACATAAAGATACTAATACTGAATTGACAGTATCAGAGTTTCACATTAAAGAAAACTTAAGCTAATTGTAACGAAGAGCTGTGAAAGAGGAGTAATCCTAGACGTGTAGTCTTCGTGGGAGAAGATAACTATGTTGTAGCATACGCGCGAATGAGTCCCAGGCAATGTACATGGATGAGTTGTATTGAAGATTAATCCCGCTTCATAACGTCAACGCTGTCTTTTTACGCGACCCAATTGCTCATATTAGTCTATCCTCTAACAGGGAGCTATGATTAGTGTGAGTGGAGGGTGCTAAAACTTTAATTTTAAACCAATGGGAGGTAAAGAAAATGTAGTATCAAAAACGCCATGGACTCTAGAAGAATTATCTATAGTTGAAGAGGGGGTAAAAGATAGAACAATTGCTGAATCAATTGAATTTCTTAAGGTATTGATACCTAATAGATCTCAAGATGCAATCAGAGCAAGAGTTTACGAATTCACCCTTGAAGATAGAGCAAGCAAAAGGCTAAAGAAAAACAGAAAAGCTCTTGCTAAGAAAAGAGCAATTGCCAACATCGACAACGGAGTTCCTAACGAAGAGTCAATCTTCAAAGAGAATGTGATTGACGAAGAAGAAATGGTTATTACTAGCATTGATGGAGGCACGAAGACTCGTGCCTTAGCAATAGCTCATAATGGACCTAAATTAGCTTTTACAGAAGAGCTAATTGTTAAACAAGGTGTAATTACTATTCCATTTATGGGAGAAGTAAGATGCAACTTTAGAATTACCGGAACATTCTTTATAGAGAAATTAGATTAACTATGAGAGTTTTAGTATTTATTTTATGTATGATTGCATCAATAGCATCAATCTTACAAGCATTCAGAATGATTAATCAACCTAGTTGGTTATGGAATACAGCAGGCGCGGTAGTGTTGTTTCTAATAGGTTATTCTATCGCAAAAACAAATTTTTTTACACAATTTAAAAAGAAAAAGTAATGAAGAAAGTATTATTAAGATTGACAGCAGTATTATTTATTGTTGGTATTATTACAAGCTCTTGCACAACTACAGATAGTGCTGAAGTAGCATTAGTTGTTGACCAGATGGGTAATGACAAAGGTATTCCAAATGTAACTCCTGCATCAGGATTTGTATTCTATTTTCCACCAACACAAGACGTGTTCACTTATCCAACTTCAATCCAACATAAAGTTTGGACATCAGAAGTAACTGACGGAAGTGAATTTGATGAGCATATTGACGTTGTGTCTTCAGATGGAGCAACATTTGGCTTAAATGTATCTTTAAATTTACAATTAAAAAGAGAAAGTGCTAAAGATGTGTTTATAAAGTACCGAATAGGTATGGATGAATTACTACAAACTAGAGTAAAAGCAATCGTTAGAAAAGCATTAAGAGACAATTCAGTAACATTTGCTTCTGATTCATTGATTCAACATGGAAATGTGTATGAAGATAAAGTGAATTCAGCTCTTGCGGTATTGCTTGATAAAGAAGGATTTACATCTGTAACTCTTGCTGTATTGAAAGCTGATATGCCTGCATCTTATAGAAATGCAATTAATAGCAAAATTAAAGTAATTCAGGAAACTGCAACAATTAAGTCACAGACATTGAAAGCTGAACAACAAGCATTACAAAAGGTAGCTGAAGCAAAAGGAAACTTTGAGGCTGCTGAATACAATGCAAGAACTAAAGCAATTATGTCTCAACCTAAAATGTTAGAGTTGTATCGTGCAGAAACAGAAAGAGTATGGGCTGAAAGCGGAGTTTCTCCTTATGGATCAAACAATGTATTTGGATCAGCTGGCAATATTCTTTTGAATAGAAAATAAGATGACTTGGAAAGAACTCATCTTAGACGCATATTCAAAGGGTAAGACAATACAGTCTAATCATTCTGGAAAATGGAGTGACTTTAGTCCTCAAAACCAAGTCGACAGGCCTAATTTAAATTATGGAACTGAAGATAATTGGAGAATAAAAGAATAGTGTAAAAATAGACATCTTGTTGAAGCCAGCATGTAATAAGACCGGATGCGTGGGATACCGAAGCATTTAATGTGGATAACAGAAAGCCGGGTACAAGATTCTATGATGCAATAAGCGTTATAACAGGGGCGAGGATGATTGTTTACATTTACACCTATCCTCGCACAGAGAGATTGAGCGTTCTTGTTACATGTTTACGGGAACGAAGTTAATACAATAAAATTGCGTATCATTATTTTGATTAGTGCCCTCACACGAGGGCTACGGGGCCGCTTGGTTTTGACAGGTTAAATACGCAGTAAGATCAGCTCCGAGAGATAACGGATAATAACTAAGGTGAATCATTTTAAATGACAACAATCAAGTTTCAGCCAATATGGCTACAGTAGGTTCATTACTTAACGTTAACGCTCCGGCAAGAACAATGAGAATGGCAGCATAATACTCTTAGAAGTAATGCGACTCAACATTGGCAAGAGTATAAATTTGCCATAAATTTTAACGTACATAGTGCGTTACAACTCATGAGAGAGATTGCATTTATGCACTCATGAGTGTTGAGCTATAAATGCTATCATCTCAAAACTTCTAGATTTAGTATTGTTTGAGAGAAGGAAAAGGCTAAACTTTACAAAAGCTGTATAAATCTTATTGTTACACTTTAATTTTGGACGGGGGTTCGACTCCCCCCGGCTCCACAATTTATAAAATCACTTGCTTGAAGATAAACAATAATATAAATACGAATTAACGTATGGTGTTAGCTCTAAGAAGAGTACTTAAAATGTCAAAAAGTATATTATAAGCTGTACTAGCAGTTGTGTTTGTTGTAAAGATGTTAAATTATAAGCAATTAAGGAGATCATCCTTGTATGTGAAAGATTTCATACTATTATTCCGACTAGAAAGGACAAGTGATTTTTTAAATAATAAATAGAAGGAAAACTATAGAAACCTGAATATAGGTGTAGTTCAGTATTTGGTAGAACAGACCCTTCAAATGGTTATGTCGTTGGTTCGAGCCCAGCCACCTATACAAACGAGAGGAAAGGCAACCATAACAAATGTCCTGGTGATGTGTAGCTCAGATGGTTAGAGCGGGGACTTTGCAAAGGTTCTGCGTCGTGGGTTCGAGGCCCACCACAACAACAAAAGTGTCAACTATAAGTATAAGCTCGCGAAAGTTTAGCGGCTAAAGCCTTGTTGAAGCAATATCTGGTTAACGCGATAATCCCAGTGCGCGAGATACAGTAAACTTATACTTGGTTGGCATAATAATACAACGATCCGTGTAGATTGTGTTCAAATGAATGTTAGTGTAAGTGTAACATCCTAGCTCGCGGAGAGCGATAATGGCAATATGGCATAACGACCCATACATTCATTTTTTAATTTAAAACTAAATAAACCATGTTAAAGAAAAAACTAATTAAAGAGTTGGGTCAAATGACTCAATTGAATGTTGATATAGATCAACCAATGAAGCTTAAGACAGATTTAGACATGAATGCATTAAGTCTATACGTGGGTAAAAATGGTTCAGGAAAGAGTCTTATATTGAAAATGACATGGGCATTGGCTACTATCATGGTATTTAAAATCAATAGAGCAAAAACATCAGAATCTGAGATGCTTCAAACTGCACAATATGTGTGGGATAATACATTTGAAGACAACAACTTCAATGGACTTGTAGGAGCGATTCATCCTGGAGGTAAGATAAGTCTAGGATTTAAAAATGGAAAACTAGAATCAATGAATATTGATGTGGCTGAATCTATTGTAGACGCTCCATCACCTTTATTCTTATCTGTAACAATGAGAACATTCGATGAAGTAGAAAGATTCTTTAAGCTTCAAGATAAGATTGGTATTGAATCAATGCCAGAATACTACAGACTTTATGACTCTGTATACGCTCACAAAATTAAGCGATCGTTCGAAGCTGGTATTATTGCAGACGATAAAATAAAAGACACTTTAAAGAACTTTGAGCTAGATAAATATGACATCGTTTCATTTGGATACAAAAACGAAAAATTTATCTTTACTAATAGTGCAGGTGAAGATAAATTTATATCATCTCTATCTAAAGGAGAACAATCACTACTTAACATGAAGTTAGGAGTAATGTAGAATACACACCGGTGAAACTTAATGGCGAGCTGGCATACCCTCCTGTAGCAGTACAGGTCGTTAGCGGAGGTTCGAATCCTCCTGCCGGTGCAATAATTAATAAATAAAACCATGAGTAGAAAAAGAATTAAAAAAGGAATATTAATAACTTCCACAAACCTTGCTAGAAGAAACAAGGCTTTTAAAAATGTAGTAGAAATTACATACACGCCAATGATGTTTGGCAACAAAGTAGTATCCGAGAAAGTCTTAGGAGCTAGAACAAAAACAAACTAACTATGATTTCATTATTATTATTAGCAATATCAGTAATATTTTACTTGATAGCTGAAAGATATCACTCCAGAAAAGAAGGCGGATTTATTTACTTTGAAACAAAAGGATCTATATTGTGCATAATTTCAATAGTGTTTTTTCTTGCATCAACAGCAATGGCAATATATTCAGCCTATAACAGAATCTCAAATGGAGGGTAATATAGATTCAAGACCAATAATTACACTTGTCTTGATGTCATTTGTAGTTGCTATGTTTGTTATAGGAATAATAAGCTCAGCAAGATTAGTTAAAGCCTTAGAAGATGAGGAAGATAATAAGAATAGACCTTAAAGCGCATGAAGTCGCTAGAACTATTACCTTGTATCAATTAGATACCAGAAGAGAGATTAAGTTAAATACTTTGAGATGTGTAAAACTAAGGAAAGTCTTAAAAAAGCATGACAATAGGATTAGAATACTTGATGATACTCTCTTAAAAGTGGTATCAGATGAGATTGAATACAGAAAGATAATAGGAATAAAAGTAGTAAAATCATTGAAAATCTAGAAATATTAACAGCAGCCTTGGCAGCATCAGGGATGAGCGTAAGCCAAGAAGACTTATCATTCATCTTAGAGATGGATAGAATAGTTTCTACAAGAGGAAAAGAACTCTCATTAATTGAGATTCAAAAACTGAGTAATGAATATTATAATCAACAAGATGGCGAAAGCAATTAAAAAAAAGAAAGATGAGAATCTAATTCCCATTGAGAAGATGATTACAACAGAAGAAATGAATGGCTTGATCGCAGTAGTTAGATCAAGACAAGAATTTTTTCAACGGATGGCAAGTGAAAAGACAATAGCGCGGGAGCGTTCCAATTCATTGCTTGAAGAAAGGCTAAACGGAATGGCAAGTAAAGAAGCAAAAGATAAAATCATGCTACTTGGAGAGAAGTTAATGGCCGAAGCTGATAAAGTTTACATGAAACAATACAAGGAAGAGTTATCTCACCAATCAGGGATGGTTGAGTTCTTGCATAGATTCACAAATGACAAGTTTACAGACTTGACAGGATTTTTCAGTTTATAATACGCATACTAAAACAAAAAAAGAGTTAAACAATCGGGAGTAGTCTTTTGCCAACACAAGTAAAGACAAAAAATTAAAATACAAAATCATGAACAATTTAGGTAAAGCAGTAGTAGTAAGTCACCCAGAAACAGGAAAATTAATCACAAGATTTAAAAATGAAGCTGGTGCAGAATTCGGAAAAATTAGACTAGACCAAAGTGAATTAGCAATCAGTAATGGTTTCTCAAGATTTGCAAAAAGAAGTGCATTTATTACTGTTGAAGGAGCAACAGCAGATGTATTAGAAGGAATGTTGGTTGAAGGACAACCTTATCCAATGGCAGGTAAAATTGTAGTTACAGAGAGTACTCGTCCTTTTTACCCTGGTCAAGAAGCAAAAAGAAAAGGAAAAGACGGAGCAATCATTTTAAGTAATGGACAACCAGTATATAGAGATACTGAGTTCACTTCAGATTTGAACAGAGGAGATATTTTTATCACTTCAGATTCAAATCCAGGAATGAATACTGCACATGCAGGAAACGCCGCTGAGTAGTTTTCTCATTTTTTAGTTTTTGAAAGGGGGAGTAATTAGCCCCCTTTTTTTATTAATCATTATTACAAAACAAAATGTCAAAAAAATTAGAAGTTACAATAAAAAGAAGCGGTAAGTTAACATTAACTGAGATTAATGCTCTAACAACAAAAGTATTTGATGATGCTCAAGCAGTAGTTTCTGCATGGAATTCATCTTATGAAGGAACATTTGACTTTCAAAGAAAGATTAAAGCTTTAAAAACTAAGCATGGAATATTGGCTGCTGAACGCGCAATTGTTTTCATAGCTACCAAGCACAAAAAAGTTTCATTCAATATCGTATCAAAAGAGTATTCAACTGCACTTGAAGCGTTACATAAACAATTCAAAAAGCAAAATGTTGGAACGTACAAAGGATCTCCTTCTTTTGAGAAAGTAAAGAATCAACTTATTCTTGCTCAGGTAGACAATGTAAACATGATTGGCTTAGCTCAATCAATATCTTTGTCTCTAGTTAAAGCTTAAAAAGTTTCCCTATCGTCTAGTGGTTAGGATGGGCGCGAGCGTGTGCAAGACAGCAGTTCGAATCTGCTTGGGGATCTAAAACAAAACAAATGAAAAGAAAATTAATTGAACAAGTCCAAGAAAAGTTTATCGTATGCGACAACACTGATTGTAATTACGAAATACCATTTGACGAAAAGTTAAATCTTCTTGAATACATAGATGAACCTTGCCCTTGTTGTGGAGAAAATCTACTTACAATAGAAGACTACATAACTAGCTTAAAACTTCAAAAAGCAATAAACTTTATCAATAAATGGTTTAGTTGGCTAACTTGGTTTAGTGGAGAAGTTAAGGAAGAAGATAAAACAAGCGTAAAAGTCCATGTACATAAAGGAATAAATTTATCAACAGATGAGTAGAACATTCGGAATAGCAGATTTACATTTAGGTCATCAAAATATGGCTACAAAAAGAGGTTTCGCGACTGTTGAGGAGCATGATGAATTTATCATAGCTAACTGGAACAAGGTCGTTAACAAGAAAGACAATGTAATTATCTTCGGAGATGTTACAATGGAAAAGAAAAATTCATACTACTTACTCAATAGAATGAATGGAAGAAAAACAGTAATTGGAGGCAATCATGACAGGCCGCAAGATTCAGAAGAACTACTTAAGTATGTTTCTGGAATATGCGGAATGATGAAGAGAAGAGGATTTATCCTAACTCACTGTCCAATACATGAAAGTCAATTAGAAGAATTTTATGTTAATATTCACGGCCACGTACACGAAAGAACTTTACAAGATGAAAGATACATTAATCTTTCATGTGAAGTTATAGGCTACACTCCGGTGTTGCTGTCTAATTACGTTAACAAAAATGGCGAAACAAAACCTAGGAAAAATGAGTAAGATGAAAGAAGGAGTATTAGCTACTCCAGAATTACTGTTATTATACGGATTCAAAGAACGTAAAGGTCCAGTAATAGACACTTACAGCATGAGTATAAGCAGAAATAAATTAGAATACAAAGAGGTTAGTGTAACATTAAGTCCTGGTAATCAATACATAATGGCAAGACAAGGCGACTTAGAATCGCCAAGACATAAAGACGACGTAATTACATTGTATAATGGAGATTATGACGGAAAGCTTGAAATGTTTAGGTTAGACAACTTAATTTATGGCTTAACAGGGAAATGGTTAGAAGTCGTTGACTCAATAAAAAAGTGTTAACAATAAGAAATAGATACCGGTAACAGGTAATCAATCTTTCTCTATATACAGAGAATGGGCAGCAAGCTTTAGACACTTGCCTTTGTCATCGAAAGATGCCATCGTATCATTGGGAGCAATGAATTGTGCGGGAGGTCGTAAAGACCTTAATTAAAATAAACTAAAACTATAATCATGGGAATCTTTTCAAGAAAAAAGAAAGAAGTAGAATCTATTGAAAAAACATTAATCAAAAAGCTAGTGGTAATTGACGAGCAAGTTGTCAGCTTTGCTGGTGATGTTTCAGAATCAAAAGATCAAACTGTTCAAGTTATACACTTAACAGGAGCCATCAATAAACAAGATGGAGAAGAGAAAGGACAATGTTTTGCTGTAATCGGAAGTCCTGAAGGATTGATGAACATGCTTGAAGGAGCTGGAGCAAAAGAAGGTCATTTCGCTAGAATTTTAATTACAGTTGCTGAGAGATTAGCTTCAAACAACCCTGAATTAGCTAGGTTCCAAGAAGGAATTAAAAGTGGTGCAGAATGCATGTGTGAAGGTTGTCAATTAGAAAGAGCTGCAGAAGGTGCTCCGGGAACACCAATGTCTGCTTTGTCAATTGAAGACATTTCTAATATGACTCCTGAGAAAATGGACGAATTAGTAAAAAGTATTGTCAAGTCAGCAAAACAAGGTTAGAGAAAAAATCCAAGACAAGTCTTTGAAGTTATCTCAAGATAATCAGAATATTGTTTTGGAATGGGCAACCGGCGCAGGTAAGACTTATGCCGCGGTTAAGATAGTGAATGACATAATCAAGAAAAACAAGAATGCAAGGGGGTATTTGATATGCAAAGAAAGCACTCATAAAAAGAATTGGCTCGATGACATAAAGTTTCATAAGATGGAACACATTCTAAACAATGTCGATACAATACTTTATGCTTCTTTACATAAACTAATTATCCAAGCGGACTTTATTATTCTTGATGAATGTCATGCATTAACTGACAAAAGAACTGCAGAATTGCAAAGATTAATAGGAAAGAATACTAAGTTGATATTTCTATCTGCTACCATTCCAGACGACAAAAAGGCATTAATATCTTTACTTTCTAAAAGAAAAGTAGAATATTATACAATAACATTGTTAGATGCCATTAATCTTGAATTACTGCCAAAGCCTAGAGTTATTGTTCATAGTTTACAACTTACAAATGACGACGACAGGCCTTATGAATTTACTATGACTAAAGGAATTAAAGCAAAATCAGTAATTAAAACTGTAGTCTTCAAAGAAAGATGGAAGATGCTTAATTCTTATAGCCACATTCAATTAAACGTATTATGTAATCAATTAGAATACTACACATATCTAACTGACCAAATGAATTATTTAGACACTAAAATAAAAGAAACTTTTTCAGACTTTTTTCAACGAATGATGATGAAAAATAAGTTCTTAAATATAGCGTCTCAAAGAAAGAAATTTATCGCGTCTGCCAAGACCAAGAAAGCTCGGGAAATACTAGATTCTTTTAGTAACTCTAGACACATTTGCTTTACAGGATCCATTGAGCAATCATTAGAACTTGGAGGTAATAGTAGTGTTAACTCAAAGAATCATAAAAAGGTAAATCAAGAGCTCATTGATGGGTTTAACAGTAAGATGTATTCTATGCTGTTTGCCGTCAACATGTTGAGAGAAGGGCTCAATCTTACTGAAATTCAAAAAGGATTAATAATTCAATTGGATAGTACGGTTGGGTCTTATTTCCAGATGTTAGGTAGAATGTTAAGACATGAATTTCCTGAAGTTCATTTGATTAAGTTGCTAAATACACAAGACGAAAAATACTTTGAAAGAGCAATGGTTGATTTTAGTGAAGATTTTATAGAAAACAGATAAAATGGTAAATATTAGTATAGACTTTGAGCTTTTAAAAAAGTTCAAGATTAGTGTTAATGAGTATTTAATACTATACGACGTAGCCAACGACTTTACAATTTCTGGAATATTTAATTACAATGCAGCTGAATTAGTTCAGCTTGAGAAAAAAGCATTGCTTAAACTAACTGAAGAAGGAATCTTCTTAAGAGGTAAGGCAACTGAGATTTTTTCAACAAAAGAGGATTACTTTTCTCAATGGATTGATTTGTATCCAACAGCTGTTAAGAAGAATGCGGGTGGAAGCAGAGCATTAAGTCCAGCATCTTCTGATACAATTCTTGGATCAAGATTAAGAAAAAAATGGGATTTAGTATTCAAAAAAGACATTGAGAAGCAATTGTTTGCGATAGAAGTACTTCGTGCTGAAGTTGCAGATAAGAAAAAATCAGGTGATTTAGAATACATGGTTGAAGCTGCAAGATGGTTAAACGAAGGATTTCACGAGAAGTTCGCTCACTTAGTTACAGAGAGCAAAGAAGTTGATAACAACTATTCCAGTGAGGATTGGTTATAATGAAAGAGAAAGATGGTTGGAAAGAGAGAAGATGGGAAGGTATTCCAAAGAGTTCAAGAATTAAGGCAAATAAAGGCTGACAAAGAAAAGGGAAGAATATTCTGTATTCCATTTGAAAGCTATCCTAAATTAGCCGCTTCAGTTCCTGGCATTGTTCCAGGAATGATAACTATGATTACTGCCGGAAGTGGCGTTGGAAAGACTCAAGTGACTAAAGCACTTGCTGTTAGGGAGCCATTAGAATACGCTAGACGAAATGGCATTAAATTAAAAATATTCTATTTTGCATTAGAGGAAAGCAAACAAGAGTTTATAGACACAATGATTTGCAATTATGTGTCTAGTAAAGGAATAAAGCTTGATTTATTGACATTACAAGGATTTAGAGTTAATGCACTTGAAGAATCTGCTATGAAGTCAATAGAAACTCATTTAGATGATATTGAAGAATTGCTAGAATCAGTCGAAGTAATTGATTCAGTTTACAATGCTACTGGAATATATAAATATTGCAGAGACTACGCTGATAAAAATGGTAAACACATCTACGAAGATAGAGAATTCATTAAGAAAAAGAATGATGGATCTACCGAGACTGAAACAGTAAAAGTTTATTCTCATTATGAGCCAAAAGACCCACATGCTATTACTATTGTAGTTGTTGACCACTTAAGTTTGCTTGTTCCTGAAAAGGACAAAGTAACAGGAAACATGATGAGTCAACATCAAACAATGGCTAAATGGAGTACTGATTATGCTTTAAAACAATTAACTAAGCACTGGAATTGGGCAGTAGTTAATGTTATTCAGCAAGAACAGTCAGGAGAAAAAGAACAATTTACTAACAAGGGCGATAGTATCGTTAAAAAAACAGAACCTGCATTAAGTAATTTTGCTAATAATAAGGAGATACAAAGGGATGCTAAGATTGTCATAGGAGTTTATTCTCCAGACAGGTATGGATTTGAAGACTATCATGATTACGATATCAAAAGATTTAGAGATTCTTTTAGAGCAATAAAGATTCTTAAAAATAGATTTGGACCTCCTAACAAGTATGTACACATGCTGTTTGATGGAGCGTCGAATAGATTTAAAGAATTACCATTGCCAAATGAATCACAGAAATTGGTTAAGTTTTATGAAGAGGCTGACAAGCTATTAGGCAGGACGGGGGCTCCAATTAAAAAGTTAAATGCTATACCAGGGTTCGGAGGTTAATTATGGAAAGTGAAGTTTCAAAATCAAAACTAAAATCTAGGTCAGAATTTATAGTCTTTAAATGTTTTAAAACTTCTCCAGAAGGAAGTTCTAAGAGAATAAAGGTAAATACTATTGAAGAGTATTACATCTGCTCAAGAGGTAGACTAACAATATTTCATTCTGGAAGAAAATCTATGTTTGAATATAAGGATCCGGTAATGACAGAGAAGTTGCTTGACAAAATTGACGCCCTTTTTAATATAAAATCGGTATGAAGTTATATTGTTTCGCAGTAATGGATGGATTTAACAATCCTCCAGTAATGTACTTAATAGGAAAGAAAAATCTTGTTGATGCAGAAAAAAAAAGAATTAAAGTTTTTAAAAAACAATTAAAAAGAAAGAAGAATGAGTGATAAATCACACGTAGGAATGGGCTTTTTAGTTTGCCCTGTAACAGGAGAGAAACACTCTGAATCTGTTTTATTGGACAAAAACATGAAAGATAGACTTGAAAAAGAAAACTTCATGGGTTATGCTTATTGTCCAGAAGTAGCAGCTAAGATTGCGGAAGGTTATGTTTGTCTTATTGAAATTAAGAATCAACCTTCAAGTAAAGAAGCAGAACAAGTTAGTATGAGAGACGCTGATAGAACTGGAGTTTATTGCTTCATTAAGTCAGAACTTGCTAGAGACATGTTTGGAATAGAAGGAGAAGTTGAAGAAATTCAGTTTGTATCTCCTGAAGTTGTTGAATTCTTGAAAAATCTTAAAGTACAAACTGAAGGTACAGATGAGCCAGCTGCCGAAGAGCCAGAGGTTTAATGTAGGTAAGATTAAGTGGACTTTAGTTCATTTTAAATCTATCGAATGCATGGTAGAAGTACTAATGTTCGGAGCTAAGAAATACGCTCCGGACAATTGGAAGATAGGATTGAATCTTAAAGAGATTGAAGACAGCATGCAAAGACACTTAGCGTCATTAATTGACGGGGAAATTAGAGATCCGGAATCCGGACTTTATCACATAGGACATATAATGTGTAATTGTATGTTCTGGATGTATCATTACACTAAAAACAAAAACAAAGAAAATGAAGAGAATCCTTAATTTTCTGTTTGGAACAACACCAAACAGTCTTTATCTTAAGTCTACAAAGGCTTTAAGCGCGTTCAATGAAACGTTAGAAACATTGAAGAATATCAACGACAAAGCAAACGAAGAAACCTCTAAAAAGGCTATTGAAATTGCTAAAATTGAGTCAGACATCGCAACATTGGCTTCAATCAAAGTCAACAATGACAAAATTATTGCTAATATCGAAAAGATACTTAATTAGTGGTTGCTGAATTAATTTCCAAAAGTGTTGGGGTAAATAGTTACCTCAACCTTGATGGAGCTCAGATTATTGCGGCTGTAGCAAGACATGGAACAATTAAAGATGATAATGGAAAACTAATAGCTTTTTTAATGAAGCACAAACATTGGTCTCCACTACAACACATCTTCTTTGGATTTAAAGTTACTACGAGTAGAGCAATATCTGCACAAATCTTTAGACACAGATCCCTTAACTTTCAAGAAACATCTCAGAGATACGAAGAAATTCCATCTCATGAGAACATTGAATTAAGAATGGAACATCCAACTAATCGTCAGAGTAGTACAGACATTTTTGATCCAGAAATCATCTTAAATGACGGTGAAGGAGCTGAATGGGGAGAAATGGCTAGTGATGCAATAGCAGATTACCTTTCTCAAGGACAAAGACTATACAAGTCTTTACTTGACGGAGGAGTTGCTAAAGAGTGTGCTCGAATGATTCTACCTATGTCTAGTACAACTACTATTCATATAAGTGGAACATTAAGAGACTTGTTAGGATTCTTAAATGTGAGAGCTGATAAACACACGCAGAAAGAATGTCGTGATATTGCATTGGCAATAGGCGCGGCGATTGAATTAGAATTGCCTCAGATGTTTCGAGACATTGAATGGCAAGAAGGAATGTTTATGTAATCTTTAAATAAATAAAAATGAGTGATCTTTTAACAAAAAAGAAAAAAGTCGTAGTAGAGCAAGTGCCGGTGTTTGACCATTCAAACACAGACATAGGAATTGCAATTGGAGTTCCTGGATTGATCCAAGGAATATCTGACAAGATGAATCAGTTGATTACAAATCAAACTGTAACTTCTCCGTCAAAAGCAGTTGAGTATTTCTACAATAATTTTAGTTTAATTGAATTAGCTTTTATGGCTATGCATTCTCTTGGTCACACTAAAGATGAACCAAAAGAAGATGACGGAGCTGTTGAGTTTGAAGAAGTAGGTTAATTAAAAAAATTGAATTATGATATTACCAAAAAAGAAAAGGCCTGCTATTAGAATTGACCCTAAAAGATTATTGTTGTTTGGACCTCCTAAGATAGGGAAGACAACAATTGTATCTGCATTGGAAGATTCGTTGATAGTGGATATGGAAGAAGGATCAGACTATGTGGAAGCAGCAGTCGCAAAGGTAAGAAGTCTAGCAGAATTTGTAGAGCTTATTAAAGCCTTGAAAGAGGATAAGGAGTCTAACAATGGAAGAAAGCCTTACAAATATATCACTCTTGATACATTGTCGGCACTAGAGGATTTAGCATGTCAATTGGCTGTTAAAGACTACAAAAAGTCTCCTATGGGAGCAAATTACACCGGAACAGATGTAAGAACATTACCTAATGGAGCAGGATACGCTTGGACAAGACCAGCATTTGAAAGAATGTTAAAATCTTTTGAGCCATTCTGTGATACGTTGATAATGATTGGACACATCAAAGAGAAAGACTTCACTAAAAATGGGGAAACTCTTACTGAAAAGTCTATCAATCTTACCGGTAAAACTAAAGATAGCATCTGTGCATGGGCAGATAGTATTGGTCTAGTATTCAGAGATGAAAATAGAACAATGATTGATTTCATGCCTTCTGAGAGTCTTTTAGTTGGAAGCAGACAAGTTCACTTACGAGGAGCAAAAGTTTGTATCGCTACTAGCGATGAAAAAAATAACATCACTATTGACTGGACAACAGTATTTGTTGAAGGCGCAAGAACAGATGTACAAGAGTAAAAAACAAAAATAATAAAAAATTAAAACAAAGAATTATGATAAACATAGTATTCGGAACGATTAAAAAAGCAGGTAGAGACTTTACGTCAAATGAGAAATATGCTGGAAAAGCTGTAGTTACAGTTGAAGGTGTTAAAGGAGAAGGTAAATCAAGAAGAGTATTGTTCAATGCTACTGCCATGGGATTATTGAAAATTCCTGCCGGTGCGCAGCAAAATGTAATCTTTGGATTCGTAGAAGCTGATGATTTGATTAATAGAAGATTGTTAATTGCAAATGCTGATTTGCTTCCTGGCAAAGAAGACACTGTAGTTTACAATGTTTCTAAAAACAAAGTGTCTTACGAAGACAGTAAAGAAAAAGGTAAAGCTATTGCTAGCTCTGCATTGCACAAAGAAATCAATTCTTTCTTAGAAGTTGATGAAAATGCAACTCATGAGTATTCACTAGTTTTCTTTGGTGAAAACGCTGGATTAGATCTTTATGAATTGGTAAAACTTAATCTTGAAGAAGATGGAAAATCTATCAATGATTTAGTTGCAAATCCATTGTCTTATAATGGCTACCAACAATCTGAATTAATGTCTGCATCTTTAGATACTGAAGGAATTACATCCGCTGACTTAAATGTTGCAGTTGCTCAAGAAGTTGAAGCTATTGATATTGAAGACTCTATGGCACAAGTTGCCGAAGTTGAAGCTGAAGAAGTTGATGTTACTGAAGAATGGGGAAATGACGTAGCTGCTGAGTAATCAGTAGTTTTTAGTAAAAAAAATAATTAATTCATATTAAAAAATAAAAAGTATGTCATCATTTGGAAAAAGCATTGAAGTAAAAGAAGGTGGAGCAAGAGTATATTACACAGGAGTAAATAACTTTGATGTTATCGCCGTTAACCCAACTAAAGATGAGTTGGGTAAAATCTACGGAAGAGACGTAGATTACGATCCTGAATACGTTGGAACTACAAACATTTCTGATGCAGGTGGAGAAAGAGAAGTTAATCAAGTTAGAATTGATTTCTACTTGAGAAATGAAGCAGATAAGATCAATGTGAAAGCATCTTTCTATCTTGCTGACACTTATCACAAATCAGCGACTGGTAAACTAAAAGTAATAAACGACTTTGGTAATACTACTTGGTTGACTGAAACTGATATCAAAGGAGGAACTGCTCCAGACAACATGGGATGGTACAACATGAGTGGAGTTAAAGTTGCTAAAAGAGGAGAAGAAGAAATCATTGACTTCTTAAAGAATTTATTGAATCTTCCTATTGACTTGAGTAAACTTGCAGATTTATCTGAAGCTCACGCGAAATTCCCCAAAGAAGTTTTAACTTCTATGTTTAAAGGAGACGTTTCTTTATTGAAACAAATTGTAGATTCAAGTAACAACAAGATTGGAATTTTGTTAGGTGTAAAAACTAATGCAGAAGGTAAAATCATGCAAGCAGTTTATACTAAGAAAACTCTTAGACAGTACGTATTGCATTCTACAAAAGCAGATAAATTCAAATATCTTCAAAAAGATTTAGCTGATGCTAAAGCTAATGGAGCTTACGGAAACGTAGACTTCGGAAGAAACGACTTAGCTTTTAGAGAGTTCGTAATTACTCCTACTGAGATTTCTGCAGAAAACTTGCCATCTGAAGAAGATGCATTCCCTGCTGCGGAACCAGAAGAAGAAGACTGGTTGAACTAATATTAACGGGGGAGAAATCCCCCTTAATTTAAAATGTAATGTTTAAAAAAAGAGAAGAGAATAAAAAATATTCTGAAGAGAATGCTTTGTTGATACAATTTTTAGATTTACAGACTGATGAATTTATAACTAAGTTCATACGAGAGAAATACAAAGCAGGTCAACTTGTGAGTGTAGCCTCTACCGGAACTGCTGGAGGATTAAGAGTCAAAATAGTAGACGATAGAGTAGATATTTCTAGAACCACAGGATATACTAAGATTTATATCGGAACGGCTAAAGTGTGGGATAATGAAATAACAAAACTTGGTAACTTTCAAGGAAAATCTAGACTAGCTAAAATCGTACCATGACAGGATTCAAAAACAGAGAATTTAAAAATCTCCCAACAGAAAATGACATATTAGCACTTGTGACTGATATTGATATATTTTCATTTTACTTAGGCGCAATACCTAAGAAGTTAATTTGCAGTCCTTTAAGGAATGACAAAGTTCCTTCTTTTGGATTATTTCGCAGTGATAAGTACAACAAGACATTATACAAAGATTTCGCTAATGGTGAATCTGGTAATTGCTTTGTGTTTGTAAAAAAACTATTTAATTTACCAAAGATTACTGACGCGTATACTAGAATAGCATCTGACTTCTTGATGACTCAATTTGAAACTCAAACTCCTATTCCTTTTGAAGGTTTAAAAAGCTACGTGGCTAAAAACAACGAAGGAACATTGAGTAAAGAGAAGATTGAAATCAAAGTTAAGGTCAGAAAATGGGATGATGGAGATAGAGAATATTGGTTCTTAAAGTATGGAATTAATATTTCAATGCTTAAGCATTGCCAAGTATATCCTATCTCTCATTACTTCCTTAATTCTTATTGTGTAAAAGTGACCGGACTTGCTTATGCATTCGTAGAAAACAAAGATGGTGAGCAAACATATAAGATTTATCAACCGTTTGGAGAGAATAAATGGATTAACAACAACAATTATTCTGTTTGGGAACTATGGACTCAAATGCCAGCAACAGGTAAAACTTTAGTAATCACATCTAGTAGAAAAGATGCCATGGTAATCAAGAGTTTATTCCTGCCTTCTGAAGTAACTTCATGTTCACTTCAAGGAGAAAACTTTAAACCCAAAATGATAGTCATGGAGGAGTTAACCGCAAGGTTTGACAGAACATTAATTTTATACGACAATGACAAAACAAAGAAGGAGAATTGGGGTAAAATTGCAGCAGCTAAGATTTGTAAAGAGTATTCTGAACTGGGCCTTAAGCAAATTGAAATCCCTGACATTTACGAAGAAAAAGACATTTCAGACTACAGGGAAGTTCACGGTAAAGAAAAATCCTTTAATCTACTAACTTATTTAATCAATGCTAGTTAAAAGAAAGAAAAAAAAAGAACAACTAGACAATTTAGAAGGACTAAAATTTACACACCATAGCACTAGTATTATTTACACTATCTCAAAAGAAATCGGTCAAACAAAATTTACTGTATCTTGGGAAAAGGGTGAAATGGCAGACTATTCAGGATCTACTACTTATTCTAGAGAAGATATAGTTCACAACATAGAGACAAAAGTATGGGTAATAGTTTCTTAACAAAAAGAGGTCAAAGACCCGTGAGAACTCCACTAGATCAATGCAGAAGTAGATTCACTGTAGGAACACACGTTAGCAACAGGAACTTGAATGGAGATTATACCGAAGACTTTACAATATTACCTGATCCAATATTCTTTGAGAATAACGGACATGTTTTTGTAATAGTAAAAGAAGTAGTTAGAACCGTATATAGATGCGGAAAGTACGCAATAGTAAGTCATAGAAATTTTGCTTAAAAAAAGAAAAGAAAAGCCTAAAATTAAGGCTCAGGTAAAACCTATTACAATGTGTCAGATTTTCTTCAAAAAAGGATATGTTCTCAATAATTCAAAAGTAATTAAATCAGAAAAGCCTGATTTTGTTCTTGGAAATGAATTAACATTCGTAGAAAGTAACAATGTTGTTTACGCTAAATTCATTAATGATGGATCTGGCATTGGAAACACATGGACTGTGTATCAAGGAGGCGAATATGCCAAAATAATAAAAACTAATTAAAAATAAAAAAAAACAAAAGATGACTACAAGAGTAATTGACACAAATTTAATTAAGAAAGAGGAAGTATTTAGAATTTTAGCATTAGCTGAAGCAACGGGCTTAGCTATGTTACTGATCGGACCTCCAGGAGTTGCGAAAACTGCGTCAGTTATTGACTACGCTAAAGCTGCCGGGAATGGAACTCTAGCGAATGATGAGTTGTTTATCTTGGAAACAGATGAAGGAACAAAATCAACCGCTGTTAAAGGAAATATCGATTTAGAGGAGCTTACTCTTAATCAGAAATACAAAGTAATTTCTCCAATTACTAAAGCAAAATTTGTTGTTATTAATGAGGTTGATAAAGCTTCTGCGTCATTAAGAAATTCATTGTTAGGAGTAATGAATGAAAAAGTATTGTTTAATGGTAAAGATGCAGTTCCTTGTGATTGGAATGTATTTGTTGCAACTTGTAATAAAATCCCTGAAGACGAGATAGGTTCTCCATTCTGGGATAGATTTATGATTACTTTTGAAGTAGAAAGAGTACGTCAAAGTGACATCATGGATTACTATGCAAAAGGAGCAAAGGCATTTAAAAAGAAAAACACAATCAATCTTCCAACTCCTGCTGATATTGCAGCAATCGCTCTTAGTCCTGTTAAGTTAGGAAAAGTAGTTGATTTAGCTTATGCTAAATTATCTGATAGAACTTTATCTTACCTTCCTACATTGGTAAAAAACATTATGATTGTTTACAATTGTGCTGAGAATGGAGCTTTGATTAAGGCTGTAGAATTGTTGATTGGAAAGGCAGAAGCTAATGTATTAGCTAAAGCTTTAGTTCCACAAGAATTAAGATTAATCTATGACAAAATAGATATGCTTGCTGCATCTTCAGACTATAACGAGTATTCTCGTATTACTGACGAAATCAACTTAATGACAGTTGATTTGATGAATAAAGGTAAATTATCTGACGTAGATAAAGATGACATTCAAAACAAATACGAACAAGCTCAAGATAAACTTGAATTCTTAGTTGAAGACGAGAACATGGGCGACACAGAAGACGAATTTTAATCTAAAAAAAACAACAAATGAGTTTCTTAAAAAAAGGAAATAAAAAAAAAGCGGGGTCATTGGCTCCGCTTAAAAAATTCTATGATCCTTATGAGGAATCAGATGGATTCTTAAAGAAGGTTCGAAAAGAGGTTATCCTTCCTGGAGTAACTAAGTACGAAGAAATGAAGCTTGCTAGAATTCATGACTACATTAAAGAGAAGACTGGAAAAGAATCTACGCTTCCTCAACACATGTTGAATGATGTTTACAGCATGTATGTTAATAGAGATATTAAGAAAAAACCAGTTAATAAATACAATGCTATTAAGCAGAAAGTTATTGACTCAACTTACAACTCTTTAACTAAAATGGTTGCTAAAGATTCTGTATTGTTTTCTCAGATTGTAACTAGAGAGATTTCTCTTTATATGCAACAAGTTCAAGATTTAATTGAAGAAGAGACTAAAGATGAAGATGGAAACAAAAGCGGGATCCCTGGATTTGATCAAGAAGGTGAAGATGATGGCGATGACTCAGGAAGTGGCCAAGGTCAAGGCCAAGGTAACGGGGAAGGCGATGGAGACGACGGTGACGACGGTGACGGAGATTCTAGCGGAACTGGCAATCCTGCAGGAGGCACTGGCGCAGGCAAAGGCCCTTCATCCGGAGGACCAGCACCAAAAGGGTTTGAGAAAAAAGTTGACGATATCATTAAACAGAGTCAAAACAAGTTAGATCAAGCAATGAAGAATGCTGAAAAAGAAATCAAGGAGATTGAAGACTTATTAGGTAAAGACGCAGCTAAAGAATTAAGCGATACTGACGCTAACTTTCTTGAAGATTTTAATAGACTTAAGGCATTACTGAAGAAAGTTACTTTTAATAAAGATAACATCAAAACAGTATTGATGAAGATCCTTAATAAATCTCAAAACTACTTTTCTAAAAATGCAATAACAGTTGAGGAAAGTATCTTTGATGCTGATGAACTTGACGAATTATTTGGACTTGAATATCTTCATCCTATCTTTAGGAATGCAGGAATAATGGACATTGGTAATGAAGGTAAACTTTATACCGGTAAAATTGACTTGTATTTAGATTGTTCTGGATCTATGAGTTCTACTGCAAATTTTGGAGGAGTTAATATTAAAATGTCTGAATTGGTTAAAGGAATCGCGATCATTCTTTATAGAATGAACATGATTGATAGACTGTACTTTTTTGATACAGGAATCTATGAAATCAAGAACATAAATGAATTCACAATACTTTCTTTCGATAGAAGTGGAGGTACTGATTTTAATCGTGTTGTTGACCAAGCTTTATCCAATAAGAGAAATTCAGTCGTAATTACTGATGGAGAAGATGGAGTTAGCAAGTACGCTAAGAATGTGTTTTGGATAGGAATTGGAGGAACTAAGTTTTCTCGTAATGACGAATTTAAAACATATAGAGCTATAAGACAATGCGTTACTTACAATCCGTCAACTACAAATTTCGACTATTGTAAATAAGTAAAAAAGCATACACGAATGGAGTTGAAGAAGAAAGATGAAAAGGAGATTATTGAACGTGTATTTTTTTGCCCAACAGGAACGCCAAGCTCAAAAAATAGTAGGCAATGGACTGGGAGGAGATTCCTTCCATCCAAAGCTACTACATTGTGGCGGACGGAGACTGAACAATGGTGGTTAGACAATAAAGCACTTTTTGAAAAAGAGTTAATTGGTTTGGAAAAACCATACTTAATTGGAATCCACTTTGTTAGAAAAAGTAAGCATAAATTTGATTTTGTTAATCCAGTGCAGACAATTCAAGATGAAATGACTAAGCATGGATATATCCTAGATGACAATTGTGATGAGATGATGCCATTCCCGTTAAGTATTGACGGGAAGTGGTTTTCTTATGACAAGAATAAACCAGGAGCTTACATTAAGGTTTTCAGAGATAAAAAGGAGATAGACGCTATGATTGAGTTATCTAAAATTAATCCTTAAAATAATACCACATGACAACAACAGAGTTATTAGCATTAGCTAATAAAACTTTAGAAAAATACGCAATGCCAGCTTTTGCTGATGCATTACGAGAAAAGAGATTCACTCATTTGAGAAACATAGCCGAGAAATGTATTGACAAGGCAAAAGATGCTTTAATAGAGAATGCAATCAGAGAATACTGCGATCCAGTAGTAACTTCTCACTACAAATTAGCAAATGATTTAATGAATGAAACTTTAGAGTTTATCATTGTAAATTCAGAAGTTAATTAATGATTGGTGACCACAACCTTCAAATTCCTGAACAAGAGTATAGGGATTTGGCGCTGCCATCGTACAGCATGTTATCTGGAATATCCAAAGGAGGAATAGACATTATGACCGGAGTTAAAAACAACATCTTCACGTTGAAGTTTGGAAGTTTGGTTGATGATATGTGTTTTGATACTACTAAAGTAAAAAGTAAATATCATCTTGCTGGGGCCTTAAAAAGTCCAACTCCTAATGTAAAAGGTATAGTAGATCAAGTAATTGCTTCTGTTTTAGCTGGAGAAAATGAGAATAGTTCTTTTAATATCGTAAAGAAAAAGAAAATGAACTCTTTATCTACAGTAGCTTTAAACTTAGGTAATTATGGAGATACAATTATGCTTGCTGCAAAAGTAAACAATGTCTACCAATCTTATTCAAGAGAAAAAGTAATAGAGACTGTTACTAAAGCCGGACAAGCGTATTTTGAAGACGCATTAATATCAAGAGGAAAGATACTTATAAAGAAAGAAATGTGGGATAAAGCAATGGAGACTTCAATGACTCTTGCAACCCATCCATTTTCTAAAAGTTATTTCGAAGTTGAACCTGGAATTGAGCTTTTCTATCAATATAAATTCATCACTGAAGTTAGAGGTAGAAGAACCAAAGGAATGCTTGACATTTTAAAAGTAGACCACAATCAGAAAATAATCTATCCTGTAGATTTAAAAACTGGTGAAATGCCTGTATCTAAGTTCCCGGAGATAATGTTGATGTATGGATATTACATTCAAGCAGCATTGTACAGAGAAGCTATTATGAATATAGTAGAATCTGATCCAGACTTAGCAGATTACACAGTTGCTCCATTTGAGTTTCTTTACATATCAAAAGAGAATCCAAATAAACCATTAGTTTATGTTGTTCCTGAAAGAATGCATAATGCAAGTATGGTTGGATTCACGGATAGATACGGTACAAAGCACAAAGGAATAATGCCATTGCTGAAAGAATATTACGACTGTAAAGAAGGAATGTTTTGTCAGTATACAGAAGAAGAGTATGACCAAGATGGGAAAATCCCATTTGACGATGATTTAATAAAGGAGATTGACGATGAAGATTAAAAATGTAAGATTAAATATAGTTCCCACAAAGAGCTCTACTTATTTTCTTCCAATTTTAAATTCATTAGTAAACTTTAAGTTTTTACATCTGTTACAAAACTCGTATGTTATGAATTCCATAGAAGAAGGTTATTTTAGTGTTCTATACAAGTGGAATGGAAAACCTGATTTTACTGAATGGGAAGCTGAATTAATGGAACATCATTTATTTATTGGTCATGAAGACTATGATGAATATGTTTTATACAAGTTTAAGCTGCCTAAGAACTCTCAGGAGATCCTAAAGCTATTTATTCAGGGAAAATATAGCGAATATCCAGACTCATCAAAAGAAGCTGTTAAAAGCTTTATAGAGAGTCGAGGGTTTATGAATGCAGAAAAGATATTTAAAATAATGAATCTTGACGAAAATTTAAGGCTACAAATGCAGAAGGATTCAGGTACTACAATTCCAATTGGAAGTGAACTATCGGCTCCGCCTGACATTAACTCAGAAAACTTTTTAAATTCAGTTAAATTTCTCTCAAGTAAGGGAGATGCTGACTTTAGTTAACCTTAATAATTAATATTATGTTATTAGTAAAAAGAGCAACAAAGCCACTAGGAATAGGTAGCATTGTCAAGATAACGTCAGAAGCGTTAAATATTTATTATTCAAAAAAATCAGGAGGATTCAACGACAGATTAACATATCAAAAGTACATTGTCTTAGGAAAGATGAATTCTTGTGATCAAAAAATCATTAGATTAATACCAATACAAACAACATCTTATCCAGAAGGCAATGCAAATCATTTTAGACTCAGCAAAAAGAGAAAGTTACTTTTTGTAGCATTATCTGCTGTTGAGGATTCTAAACAGTCATACTTATCTATTTTTGGAGCAGACGGAAGAAATGAAGTTCAAAATCATTTATTGATAACTCATGGAATCAACGTTACAAAAGTATAATTATGGTAGAGAAATTACACTCCTCGAATTGATTGAGGAGTGTGAACTTGAGCAAAAGATGATAAATGAAGAAGAAAGCGCAAGTAGAGACGGCGAAGGAAAAAGAAACTCGGATACGGAAGTTAAGAAGCAGAACTTATAGTTGGGATAAAACAGATATGAATTATTGTTTAGAAAATGGAATTTCAATCTATCCGGCATGTCAACCTAATGGAAAAATACTACTCTTTGCTCAGCAAGGAGAAAGGTTTAAGCCACTTGACAATAAGATTTATGGACAAGCAAACGAAGAAGAATGCCTTGAGTACACGGTAGCAATTATTGACGCGTATACAGAATACGCTGATAAAATAAGATTAAAAAAGAAAGAATGATTGGGTCTAAGTTTGAATTAAACAAAAGAACTTACGTTTTAATCAAAGAAGAAACTAAAGGGCATTGTACCGGATGCGTGTTTGAAGATATTCATGGCGACGGCAATCTTTGTTCTTTAGTTTATTCTACAACAGCAAGCGGTGATAGTGGTAAAATGTGTCAATATTTTGATGCAATATTCGCTGAAGTGTTTCCTGAAGTAACAAAAGGCGTTAAAAAAAAATTATCTTTATGATTGGAGAATTGTATACAATGAATGGAATAAGGGTTAAACTTGTTCAGGAAGAAGTTTCTTCTGGTTGTACTGGTTGTTATTTTTCAGGAGTAGATGAAGATAGCGACCAAGATGAATGTTTATTCAAGTCAGAGGATAACGTATCTTTAGAGTGCGGAAACGTAGACGGAATCTACAAAAAAATTGATTTAAAAAAAGGAGTCAAAAAAAAATTAACCTTAAATTAAAGCTTACCTTAAATGGAAGAGAATAGATATTCGAATAAGTTCAAGAAAAGAAACGAACCTATCAAAGAGAAAAAAAGTAAAAACCTTGAGGCTCACAAAAAGCCTAAGTACAAAAACAAATTTGAAGAAGATTAGTATGTTTGAAAAAAGAAAACAAGTACAGATGCCATTTGACGAAAGTAATTTGGAAGAATTGACTGATCCTAAGAAGTTTAAGTATGCCACAAGAATTTACTTAAAATCTTATGGAGAGTTACTTAGGTTGAATGCGGTTGGAGTAATTACTACAGAAGAGACTAATGAATTAATAGCTGCATTGCCGCTTACTGAAATTTATCAATTAGTATTACTTCACAAGGCTAAATTATACAGACTTAAAGTTATCGAAGATGTTGATTAAAAAGCGAGAAGAAAAGAAATTAAGATATGAAAAAGAATGGTTCATGTCTGAAATTAATCTGAACGGAAAAACTTATTATTCAAAAGATGGATTCTCATTTAGTCATTCTAGACAAGAGAGAACTACATTGAATGACATAATAAAGAATCAAAGCGTAAATACACTTCAAGTGTTGGCTATTGAAAACAACAACGGAGACATAGCCTCTATAGGAAGCAATTGCAGTCATATAAGTTTAGACATAATAGAAAGAGTTTTAATCCTAAAAGTAAGACCTATATGAAGGTTATTTATATGCAAGACACCATAGATCTAATTGAAGTTAGAAATGGTAAAACAGAAGCATTGGCCCTTATTGGGCTAGGCACTGTTATTCCAGGAGTAGAAGACTCGAACGAGAAGTCTTATTTATTAATTGAAGAAAAAGAAGAAGATGGAGCAGATGATTTACAAGAAGGACACCAAGGGAAACACTAGGTTTTTATTGGTAGAAACTTCAGGAGCTGTTTTGATTCAAACTTCAGGAATAGTTATGACTGGCAACCCGATAGTTCATAAAAAGGTTTGTAATCCTAAGAATATAGGAAAATCTAATGAAACATCAGGATCAGATCAAGCAGAACTTGAAGGAGCTAGCTTAATTAAAAAAAAGCTAACAGAAGGTTATTTTTTAACTATTGATGAGGTAGAGAAAGAAGAAGTGATTATGCCTATGCTGGCGCACGACTATTTCAAATACACCCACAAAGTTAATTGGAAGGAAAATTGGTTTGTACAGCCTAAATTCGACGGAATGAGATGCCTTGCATTTGTAAAAGCAAATGGAGAAGTCAAATTAATGTCTAGAACTGGAAAAGAAATCACCACGATGAATCACATTAAAGTAGAGTTGTCTAAACTAAAAATAGACATAATCCTTGACGGTGAACTATATGTGCATGGAGAAAATTTCCAAGAAAACATGAGATACATTAAGAAGTATGTAGCTGGATTGTCAGAAAGAATTGACTTTCACATCTACGACACAATCAACGAAGATGTATTCATGAGAAGATCCGAAGAAGTAGGGAATGTTTTAAGATCCGGAATAGAATTTAAAAGCTTGAAACTAGTGTTAACTTGTGTCTGCCTTGATTTTGAATCATTAAACATGTATCACCAGAACTTTCTTAAACAAGGTTACGAAGGTACAATGCTAAGAAAAAGAAATTCTCTGTATAAAGTGAATGGCAGAAGCCAAGACTTGCTTAAATACAAAGACTTTAAAGATCTAGCTCTGCCAATCCTTGATATTGTTCCAGATGACGGAGACCCTACTATGGGCTCACCAGTTTATCATTGGCCAGGTGCCAGTGGACATAAACTAGGAGAACACATTATTGGTTCCGGAATAAGAGCAAATCATCCTAAAAGAAGAGAGATGCTTAAAAACAAGCAAAATTACATTGGTAAAATTTACGAAGTAAGATTCTTTGAATATTCTGACAAAGGAGTTCCAAGATTCCCAATTACAATTGGAGAAAGGCTAGATAAGTGATGACTTTAGAAGAAATAGTAGACAAAGCAGCATCAATGCCACAAGAAGAAGGTTACTTATTCATTGAAAACAACATAAATAAGACTCATAAATTTACCGTAAAAGGAAATGGAAGGGTCTTAATGTATGTTGGATTAGTGGATCACGAGAATACAAAAAGAATAGTAATGAAGAGGAAAAACACTGATTCTAATTTTAGAATAACCTCTCATAAATTCTTTAAAAGAATACGCAGGAAGACATGGACGCAATTCATGGTTCACAAAAGAAAAAAACTAATATTATAAAAACAAACATTATGTACACAGAAGCTCAATTAAACGGAATGACTAAAACTCAAATCATTGAACAAACTTTAAAATTATCAAACAAAGTTGAATCTCTTTCTTCTGGACCTGTAACTGCAGATACAATCAAAGCTGCTTACTTAAACTTAAAGAAAGAAGGTGCAGATATTGCTGAAAGAAGACAGAATTCTCAGCAAGCACACAAAGAAGCGTTAGCTGAAATTGAAGCTAACAAAGTTAAAGCTATTGCTGAAATGCAATTGAAATTCTCTTCTACTGATGGCCAAGACGCTAAAGAATTAGAAAAATTATATTCTGATTTAGAAACTAAATCTGTTAAAGCTATCAAAGATTTAACTTTTGGTTTAGAAAAAGCTGAAAATGACGCTGCTGTTGAATTAGCTAAATTGACTGAGAAAACTGAAAAAGCTCAAGCAAAGTATGACGACTTAGTTAAAGACTTGACTGCTAAAGAGAAAGCTTTAGTTGATGCTTACATTGCAGACACAGATGCCAAAACTGTAGCTCACAGACGTAAAATGGAGCAATTGCAATATGACAATTCTATTGCATTGAGAGATGGAAACATCGAATTCATGGAGAAATTAGCAACTTCTGTTGGAATGGAGCTTATTGACACTGAAGAATTAGAAGGACTAAAAGAGTTCAAGAAAACTGATGCTGATACAATTAGTGAAATTGTTAAAGTTGAAGTTGCTGAAGCATCTCAAAGGATCTATGCAGCTGAAGGAGCTAAAGCATCTGCTTTGAAGTATGCTTCAGACAGTGCTATTGCTCTATTAAAGAATGACAACAATCACCAAGCAACTACAATTGCTAGTCAATTAGCTAGAATTAGTGAATTAGAAGCTAACGCTAAGTTAGTTCCTTCTCAAATTGCTGCTGCAGTACAGGCTGCTCAGTCTTCTGTAACAGTAAATCAAGACGCTGTTAAAAAATAATGGCTAGATACTGGTCAAAGTCTAAAGGAAAAATGCCACAAAATATTACAATTCAGTTCCGGCAAGTAGTCGGAGCTGAAGTAGTATTTGGTCCATACTTTAGCAATCCTTCAGAGGATAATGGGACTTTTAAAAACATAAACTTTAAGCTTTGTGAAACGACCGGAAACTACATCAGACAAACTCCAATTCAAGACTTCGAAAAGTAATGAAATAGATGCTTATAAACTTCTGTACGCATTAGATTGTGTAGATGAAATGCGTAAGAATAGGAGGAATATATACATTGTAATTAGAGATAAAGAAAAATTATCTAAAGTACTTCACATTCTCTACATTTTAAATTATTGTAGTAACTATGAATTGTGGAGTGATTACTATGTAGACGCCTGTAAGGCAAGAGATTTTTTAGTTCTTGAAATAATAACAGAAAGAAGAATTGTAAAATCTCCAGTGATTCTAGACAAAAGTAAATATGCAGAAGCTGAAAAAAGCAATAGAGTTCTGTTTGATTTAGATTACTACAGATTGACAGGCCCAAGGTTAAAACTTAAATTATAATAGATAGAGTGCAGCGATGGTAGCTTTACTTAAATGACTAATCTCTCCAGATCGGAGATTAAAAAAAAGCGTCTTGATATTACAGAATACTTATTGGTAGAAAGATAATTGTATGGAAAGACAAACAATAAAGGTGATAGTCCTTACTTTCGAGTGCCTACACAATCCATATAAGAATGAGTGTTGCGTGGCGGAGTGGTTAAACGCTGATGAATCTTAATGGTAATACCTAAATGGTGACAAAGTACCTACGCAGGTTCGAATCCTGTCGCAACATCTAAAACTAAACAAATGGCAAAAACAAAATTACAAGAATTTGTTCTTTCATTTAAGAAAGAACGCAGAGACAATAGTGAAATACTAGTTGTAATCAATACAATGGACGAAGCTAGACAAGTTATAGAGATGATGAATAAGATAGGAATGTGTTGCAATTACAATGCATGGGTTGACCCAAAAAGCTCTAGCGGACTTAATGGATTTAAAAACAATAAATCAACACATCTATTGATAGACATTCATGACAAGTCTATAACTTATAGTGGAAATAAACAGATTGCAGAATTAACAGGAGAGAAATTAGCATACATCAATGCAAGAGATTATACTGTAAAAAGAGAAAGAAAAAAACTTATATTGTAATGGTAGACATACAGAAATTAATCAAAAAAGGGGTTGGAGAAATTTATGTAATGGTTTCTTCTAAAGAGAATGTATTTTTATTAATGAAAGGACTTGATTCTATAAATTTTTTTACTAATACTTTAGGATGGGTAGCTAGAAATGATTACGAATCAAAAAGAGGCAGTATGAAATATCTAGTTCTTAATTTAGTTTCAAAAGAAATTGCTTTCAATAGAAATAATCCAACTGAAGAATTACTAGAAAACAAACTCTTTGTTCATGAATTAGATCAATTTATAAACGCTGGCCCAAGAATAAAACTAAAATTTTAATGAAGATAAAACAGTTAATTGAAGCTAAGATCAAGTATCTAGAAGGAGAGTTATTAAACTTGAGAAAAAACCTAGAAAAGGTAGAAAAAGGACTAATACCAAATAGCAGTACTATAAGAGTATGTCCAGATTGTGGAACTAGAAACCTACATTATTATGTAGATACTAATAATTGGTGTTGCGCATGTTGTTAAAGAAAAAAGAAGCAAAGTATTTACCACCAGAAGAAGATTGGTGGGGATATCTTCACGTAAATGGAACAATACAAGTTAAAAGCTATCATTCTACAGCTCAATTGCAAGACGCAAAAGAAAGTACGTTTGTTGAATTAATAGTATATCCATTCAAAACAAGTAGTAGAGAAGAAGCGGCAATAATAATCACTAAAAAAATAGAAGATGCAAGGTCAAGAAATAGACAACAGCAAAGCGTTAGATCGTTTAAAACAATTAATCTTAATGGTTCCGGAGGACAAGGAGTCACTTCTAAAGGACTTAAATGCTTCTAGTTCTGCACTAGATGTAAAGCATGAAGCAATGCAGGTTCTTCAAAAACACATGTTCTTACCAAAAGAAGATTGGGAATTTGAAGTGATTTCAATTATGTCAGGAGTTCCTTCTGAAAAGTTAAAAACATTATTCAATTTAGCTAAGTTAAAAGTAGCTTTGAATGAAACAATGCAAAAATAATTAAAAAATAAAAGCAAAACCCTCAACTGACGCAAAGTCTATTGAGGGTTTTTTTTATACTTACCAAAAAGGGAGCGATATCTGTATGATATTAGCTCCCTTTTAAATTACTTACCGAATTCTACACCTTAAGTCTCAATTCTCATATTGAAAAAGAAGTGTTTTAGTTATTCTGCTGAAATCTCAATGCAGTCTCCAGATCTTTCTCTAAGAATGAAGCAATAAAAGGCGTTGACTTTCTTAATTTAACATAAAACTTGTTTCTTCCTTTGTTTATTCCAGACTCATAAGTCTCAGTTGGATCAGTCAATTGAGATATAACAGCTAAGTTTCTATTAACTACTCCAAGTGCGGCAGTAGGAGAAGACATTAGTTTTATTGCCTCTCTAGGATTTAAGAAATAAGTAAGTTCGCTCAATTCTTTACTTAATAAATACCTGGCCATTAGAGTTTTTTCATCTGGCTCGTCATCGAATCCACCGGCAGCGGCATAAGCCAATAGCGTAAGAGATATCATTCCTATTTCAGCAGCCATTCTCTTCATGTTTGCCTTTTCGTGTTTATTCATCTTGCTGAAATTAGCACTAATCATTTCTAATTGAAATCCTTTTCCAGATTTAACTAACTGAGCTATAAACCTAGCGGCTGTAGTATAATATCCTTCTTGATATTGCTTAAGATCTTCAGAATAATATCTATCAGTCTCCTTTAAATCATCAGAAGCAACGAATGCTTTAGATACTCCACGAAGTCTTCTAGTTGCAGATGGCTCTATCCATTTTTTTAAGAAGAATAAAAGTTTTCCCCACCATTCTCTCTGAGCTGCAGCTTTTATACTTTCATCATAAACACCATATAAATCTACAGTTTTCTTTTTAACCAAACCTCTTATGTCTAACAAGATTTTATCAGAACCTCCTCCTAATGGAGAGAATGTAGTGGCTTCTACAAAAGATTTAAGTTGAAGTTTAACTCCTCCTTTGCCGTCTGGCATGAACTCAATCATTTTGTCCATTGGAGCAGCTTCTTTTTCAGTGGCAACTACTTTTCCTTCTGTATTGATGAATTCTCCTTTCTTGTTTAAAGCTTTTATACTATTAAGAACAGCGTACATTGTTTGTCCTTGCATCATGTGTTCTCCACCGTGGTCCAAAACTCTCAAGCTATGAAGAGACATTAGTGATTTGACTTTATTTGTGTCACTGAATTTATTGTTTAGCGCTGAAGCCGAACCCATTACATTAAAGTAATTCATTAATAAATTAGTCTTAGACGTTTCTACGTTAGATCCTACATCTGTAATTATAGATCTTGCGTCACTCCAGTAATTCACTTTAGCTTGTTTCCAGTCTCCTATATTGTAAGTTTCGCCTCCTATAGCTTCAATTATACTAGAAACTGTACCAGATGTTGCATTAACAATTGAGTTTAAGTAATTACCAACTAACGATACATTACTCGCGTATCCCATATAAGTAGACATTGCTTTCTGAACATTTATTCCATGAATTTCGCCGGCATTTTTCTCTTTAATACCGTAGATTCTATTCTCAGCCATACTAATAGCTTTCTTTACATCATTAGGCATCTCATCGATATTCTTGTTAACTTGGATTCTTTTTACTCCGGAGAATCCATGTACTTTGGCAAGTCCAGTAAGTCCGTCATAATCCGGAACCATTCTCTTGCCCATTACGTCTATGATTGTATTTATAGAAGCTTCAATTTTCTTTTTTTGCTCGTAATTTTTAGCTCCTTCTAAGTTCATAAGAAGTATTGAGTGTAAATCAAAGCTTTGTTCTTTTATGTCAAGTTTAGATCTGTAAGGAATAGGAACGTTTAATTTTTCTTTATTAGTTACATCAGCAAATACTTTTTTAAAGTTTTTATCTTGCTCATTTGCAGCTCCAATTTCGAATTCATCTTCTTTTCTTCTAAACATGTCTGTCAATCTATCCACTACGGCGCCACCAACTTTTCCCTCGGTAAGTCTTTCCATTGAAGATTTAGTTATACCAGGAAGCATGTATACTTTGGATCCAAATACATCTGATATTAATGAAGTTTTAGATTCATACATTGCATCAGCTTCGTTTATCATTTCTTTAAAAATGTTAAGCTGAGCTCTATTCTCTTGAGACATAGAAGCAAATTTAGGACTAAGCCATTTATCATGTGGTTCAACTTGAATGACTTCTCCATATTGAACTTCTTGAGTATTGTTTTTAATCCATTCTCTAAGTTCATTTTTAGCTAAAGATTCTTTAATAGGCATATTGTATTTAATACCTCTAATTTCATACTCCATAAACTCTCCAACAATAATAACTTTCTTGATGTTCTTATCAAGAACTAAAGTTTTAGTTACTCCATTTAAAGTATAATCAAGTCCATTCCAAGTTACATCTTTAAAATGCTCGTTATATTGGTCCGGATCATTTGCCATCTTAGCAATTTCAAAGTATTGTTGATGAAATTCTGGCAAATACTTGCCAACTAAGCTAGATTCTCCTTTAGCATTTTGCTCTATAAAGTCTCCGTACTTCTTTTCCATACTAGACTCGTTGTGAGTTTTAGTGAATTCATCGTAGTGAGATTTTATTTCTGCAGCTTTTGATTGAATGTAACCAGAAGTTTCCATGTCTGCCGCATCAGCTATTCTTGATATAACCTGGATCTCAGTAGAACTAATGTTTTTTTCATTCGCAAATACTCCTGAAAACATAGAAATGTCTTTGATAGATTTCTCTGCCATTCCTAAATAGAAATTAAAAGCAGCATTATCAATTGACTCTTTGTTAATTTCCATTTGCTTAATCACCCATACAGTTTTTGCTTCTTGAGGCTGAGTTCTTTCCCATAACTTACCATAATGCTCTAAATACTCTTGCTCATGCTCATTAGAGTTTTGCATAAGTATTCTAGCATAGATTTGTCTTTGAGCAGTAAGTAATTCTTTATTCACTGATTCTCTCTCTGCATTTATTGAAGCTAGTTCTGTAACGAATGTTTTCTTTCTACCATCTGAAATCTCTCCTCTATCATGAAGTGAAATAATCATTGTTTCAATCTCGTCTAAAAGTCCAAAAGCTGAATTGTATTCTTTTAGTTCTGCAATAACTTCCGGAGTCATTTTATCACCTTTCTTTAGCTTTGCAACCCTATTTCTCATCAACTTAATTTGGTACTTAGACCATTTGTTATACTTCAATAAGCCGTTTATTTGGCTTGTAGTACTATACTTTTCCAAAAGATTCTTCAACTCTTCTATTTTTTCAAAAGGAGTCATTTCATTTTTTGCATGAGCCTTAACTTTTCTTTCAGTTTCTTTTGCTCTTTCGGCAAGACCTACAGGTTTATGTTGTTCAAAAATAATAGAAATTCTAGCCTGAACTTGCTCATAAACTGACTCTAAACTAGTTTCAATTTTAGTCTCAACTCCTGTTTCTTCATTTATGAATTTACCAACTCTTTCTTCCATTGACTGGTCGTTTAAGTTTTCGAGTAAATCTTGATTGACTCTTTCGTCAAGCAACTCTTTTGTTAAAGATTCAATCGCGTAAGATTCTAATCCAAATGTTCTATGAAGATAATCCATAACCCAATTACGGAACGATTCCCAAGTTGATTTAGTTTCAGCAGAAGTTCTTTCGTCCCATATCTCAGATCCTTTTCTACCGATAGCTGTTGCTAGAATCTCTTTATGCAAATCATCTTCCATAAGCTCAGGATACAGAGCTTCTACTTCTGACCATAACTTAGTACCTCTAAGAGAAGATAGTCCTTTCTGAAGCCTAGGATTAGCTAATCCTTTAGGAAATGAATCAATAAATATATGACTAAACTCGTGTATGGCTGTAGTCTTGAATATTTTTGCTGGATTAATAAGAATTACTGGCTTTCCAGCGGCAATAGTTCTAGGGTCATTTGATCCAAGTACTCTTGAAGTCTCTACGTCTGAATCCAAAATAACATCAACATTCATGTTCTCTTGAAGTAATTCAATTTTTTGAGCAAACGTATTCATATCTTCTTCTAAATAATCTCCATTTAATTGAGACTTTTCTTGTGCATAGGAAAATCCTTTTGCTTTGTCAATTGCCTGAAAAAGAGCAGTATTTGGTATTGCTTTGTTGTTTTCCTCAAGAAACAACTTTCCTTTAGTTCCGTAATTCTTTTCAGCAAAAGCAGAAAATTTCTTATTACTTTTTCTAAATATATTTTCATCTATAATGTTCAAGAACTTATCTATCGCACCATTAGTGCGCATCCACGCTTTGGTGGATGCTTCACTAGTTTTAAATTCACATGATTTCATATTAACAGGTTAATGGGTTTTCACTCGTATTTGTTTCGTCTTCTTCTGACAAAGGTAACGCTTTATTTTCTTTCTCTCTAACTGGGGATAACATATCTTCTTTTAAAAATAATCCTCTAGCTCTAGCTTCATCCATAAACTCGTTAATTTGAGTCTGTTGAGACTCACTAATATTGTTTTCAGATATTACTGAGTTAGTTGATTTCTTATCATATTGATATTCAACTATGCTACCATTATTGTATTTTGCTCCAAGTTTAAAAGTTCTCACATAAGTTGGCATAAACTTTTCTTTCTCATTGCCATTCTTATCAACAGTCATGCTTTTAGACATTCCTACTAATTTATAAAGAACGGTAGTTTCAGAAGGAATACCACTATACTCTCCATTATCTTTAAAAACTCTTGAAACAAACTCAGGATAAGTACCAGCCCCATCTTTAGAAAGTCCTGTCATAATTCCTCCTTTAGTTTCAGTTCCTTCATCGTAAACAAATCCGGTTGACGCAATTGTATTTCCAACTCTCTTAATGTTTTTAGAAGATACTCTTTGAACTATCTTTTTATTAGCAGAAGAGTGTCTGAACATTTGGTCCCTAAAATCTTCACTCAAGTCCATAGCGTTCATTTCTTGATGAATAGCTTTGATGTGTTCTGATACTCCTGCATTAACTAAAGCTTCATGAGGAATATGAGTGAAGAATTGATTTAGATTAGTTTTAAACCCAGATTGGCTAAATGCATATCTAATCAGTCTATTTCCTAAAACTCTTTCTTCTTTGATATTACTTCTTAATAGTTCAACCCAAGCTCTATAGATCTTATTATTATAAGTCTTAGGCTTATTCTTGCTACTAATTTTCAAGAAGTTATATCCTGCAGAACTTCTTATTTCTAGTTCTTGTATTAAGAAATTAGTAGATCCATCTTCTTTCATTTTGTATATATCTTCCGGAACTTGTCGGAATAACACATCTATGTCTTTCAAGTTGTCTTTAAAGATGTCAAGTCCAGACATAGCATAAGAATAGAAATCAGCAGAAATGCTTTTTATAAACTCTTCATTTGTAGATAATGCTCCTTTTCCAGTTCTTTCAGACATGTTGTTTATTGTTGATTGAAGAGTTGGATTTGCAGATATGAATAAATCATTATCTACGACTAACTTATTAACCCAATCAATACCATTTTGTCTATAAGTACCTGTAAATGTATCTTTAAATTTATCAACAAAACCTTGAATTTTGTCGTTGAATAATACATTTTCATACTTATTTTTAGCAACCATCATTTGAGCAAAATCTCCTGCATCAGGAGTTTTAGACGCTCCTACAGCTTCAGCAAAGAATTTTGATTTCTCTTGAAAGTACTCAAAAATATTAAGAGTTTCCTCTTGCATTGCTACTTCTTCTTCAGTGAAATTACTCATGTCTTTGTCTTCGCTGAACTTTTTAATAGTCTCTTCTAATTGTTTAAAAGAATACTTTTTAACATAGTTTTCAACATCAATAGCGTTTACAGGTTTTTTACCTAATCCATTTGACTTTCTAACAAACTCAGTAGCATTAAATCTTTCACCATCAATTGCTAATTCTTGAGAAGTTATACCTTCTGAATTTTTTGTCGTTCTAGTCATCTCAGAAAGCATTGGCTGAGCAACAAATCTATTTACCCATTCAACTGGAGTTCCAGCGCGCAACAACATAAAGGTAACTCCTGAAGTTATTCCATTGTGATTACCTCTAGAGATGTATGGATCTTTAGCAATATCCACATAAGCATTCAAGAAAGCTGAGATTGCATCTGCAATAGCGTGTCCATCATTTATATCGTATTCATTATCAAACTTTGTATTACCAAAATTGTCTTTGGCACCTATACCTAAGTATCCGTCAAAAGTTATGTTCTGGTGTCTATTTACCATGTGATCTACAAGTTGATTCGCAGTTTGAGCAACACCAATCTTTCCGGATAAGTATTCAAACTTAGTTTTCATTTGGTAGGCAGGAGAATAAAAAGTTAAATCTTCCAGAGAAGTCTCCGGAAACATTCCAACAATATCGTCCTTGAAAAATGACGCATCAATAGAGGTCATAACCTTATCGTAAGCAGATTCACTCTTAAGAATTGAAGAATATAAATCAATTAATCTATTCTGAACAGCCTTCATGCTTTTTGAATTCTCATCGTGAGGAACGGCAGTAACTTTTCCAGTAGTTTTATCTACATGAAGATTTGGCATCATTACATACATTTTATCAATATCAAAATCCGAACCAGTCTTAGCCGGAACAGCATCGTATGCAATTATTGAATCTCCAACCCCTGGAGGAAGTATTCCAACAATTTCCATCGCGTCATTAGACGACATTCCTTGATTAGGAATTCTATAAGTAACCAGCTGCAAAGCAGAAGGATCTATCATTGCCATTAATTGCTTACCTGACATTCCATTCCAATCAGTTCCTTCCGGAAGTAATTTAAGTAATGCTGAGTGAGGCATGAAACATTGGCCAGGCATATAAGTTTTAGTTGCCTTGTCGTAATGTGGCGGTTTCAATCCTTTCTTATCATAATTGTCAGATACAATCTTAATACCAGATTTCTCAATATCACTAATAGCGTCGAATCCAAATTGACTAACTTGAATAAATGAACCACCATTAGTATAAACCTTTGTCAATTGCTTATTCATCATAGACATGAACACATTCTCAACTTTATTTCTAATTTGAGGTATTGCATCAAATGGTAAATCTTTCTCAAGTGCTGCAAGTATGTTGTCATTTCCACCTCTTGATTTAAACTCAGATATAAGAGAAGAATAAACTCTATCCATGTTATTTATCTTCATTTTACCAGTAGATAGATCTTCTTTAATATCAAATTCTTCCATTAAACTAGCTTTACCCATGTCAGATAAGTTAGATAATGTAGAGTGTATCATTTCAAGAACTTTATCTCCTTGAATTTCTTCTCCATTGAAGTTGTAAGTTCCGTTCACATCTATACCGGCTAAGATATTCTTTTGAATTTGTGAACCAACCATTGTCTCGTGAGCAAGTTTTGTCGGAAGATCTTGTTGTAATTTCCAACCTCTATTCTTTAAAGGAACAGGATTCAATTCAAAATCAACTTTCATGTCTCCATTTGGTTCGTGAATTAGTGTAGGCGCAGTAGCTCCAACTTTAATTCCATCAATAGTTACAACTTCGTGTATCTCATCTTTACCAGAAAGAGTATTTCCATCTTTATCTTTTGTCATTTTATCCAATAGATCTTGCATAGGAGTTCCTTTTACTAGCTGTGGTATAAGTACTGCTTGAGAGTATTTAAGATAAACAGGGACAGTAGAATTAAGCTCAAAGTAAACTCCTTTCATTGGCTGAGCAACTAATTTCATTTCATTTTTAGATAGCTTTTGACCTACTTTTCCATTTTTAGGATTAACATACATCATTTTTTCCCAAGCAGATTGATGAGATTCTGGACCAGTAGTCCATTGACCTAATCTTTCTTTAAGAAATTTCCATCTCCTTGGAGTAATCCAGGCTTGAGCATCAGTTGAGTTGACCCCGCCTTTAGTGTATGCGTCAGCAATAGATTTGTCTTTTACAGACTCTCTAATTAAATCTACATATCTAGAAGATATTTCAACTCCTTTCACAGTTGCTTGATTAAAATACACATGGTCATTAAGCGATAGAAACAATTGTAATCCATCAGTATATGACGCCGGAGTTCTCTTAATCATGTCAGACATGTTTTTAAAGTATGCAGGATCTCCTAAGAATAATTTGTTATACTCAATTGTATTTATAATACTATTCATAAAGAAGTCTCCAGACATTGCACGAACCGGATCTCTAGAACCTTCATAGGCTCCAATTATGTTCTCATCAACAGATAAGTTTGTCGCAACTTCAGCAGTGTGAATAATTCCCATGTCGTCCATGTTCTTTAAATTCTCATCTAGTCTAGTTACTAATGCTTTTTTTATTGATTCTTTAACTATAGCTTTTTGCTCATTAGTCATTCCGGAAGTTGAATACATTCCGTTTTCTTGGCCCAATGGTAATCCGTCTTTATATAAAGTAATGTATTCTAAAGAATCTTTATCCATGTTCTCTGGAGATAAGCTAGGAAAAGTCTGTGACTTAAGTCCATTAGGAATACCCTTACCTACAGTGTGATAGTGTACTATTAATTTTTCAGGACTTAAAGTCGCAAGTTCGTTGCTAACTTTTTTCATTCTATTGTACTCATCTTCAAAGTAATCTGATAAAACACTTAAGGTCTCATCATTAATATACCACTCTCCATCAACATAGTCAATTTTGGAATCAAAAGTTGGCATACCTTCAATCTCAATCTTTCTACCTTTATCAGCAGCAAGAAGAGTTTGTGCGTAATTTTTTCCTCCAGCTTTATGACCAAGAGTTTTAGCGATTGCGTTGTTAAGCGCATCGACAGGTGAGATTTCTTTGGTGTCTTTACCGTCATTTTCTCCTTTAGATTTGAATGAACTATCTAGTCCAATTTGTATTTCTGAGATTCTTCTTTTTGATTCTTTTTCTCTTTTACTTGCATTTGACGCTATTAAAACTCCTTGTCTACTCTTCTCTGCGTTAAGCAAGTATTTAAGCCAAAGAGATCCTTTATGATAAGCACTTACTGCAAGTTTATCTAATTCAGAAGCGTCTCTTTTCCATTCATTTATTACGTTATGTAGGTAAGATGGATTAGAATAGGCAAAATAACTTTTACCATTATTAGCAAGAACGTTGTTTTCAGCCATATTTATTTCAAATAAAGCTTTTGCTCTTGATAATAATTTCACAACTTCTTGGTTGTCAAATGGATTTACTTTCTCATCTCCGGCAACCAATGATGTCTTTGGATCAAGTATGTATTTAAGCATGTAATCAGTTGATTTGAATAAATCAAGTATTGACTCAACGGCTTTTTCTTCTCCTCCTGTCATTCTCATATAAGAAATAACATCGTTATTAGTTATGTCCGCGCCAAGCCCGTTGAATAAATCAACTACTTTTGGTATTTGCAACATAACTTGTCTCATTTGAACTGGATGCTCTTGACCAGCTATTAATTGGCCAAAATCTCTCATATTCTCAGTAAGAGCAATCTTAGTTTGAGCGATAGCATCCCTAGCATCATCAGTTAATTCATCTCCATTAGTGAATGTCTTAGCGAATTTAACTCCCCACTGACCTCGTATTTTACTGTCTCTTGAATTGGTAGAAGTAGCATTGATTATTTTATACTTATTCGTGGCTTTATCTACCTCAGTTACGTAAAAGTTAAGTTTTGATTTAGCAAAAGTTTGAACGAATTGAGCTTGTTGATTGAGGTCCATTTTGTTTACTCTTTCTAATAGTCCACCCATCCATGGCTTAACTGAAGCTAAAGCTTTCATTTCAATCTTCATTATATCTAAGGCGTTGACTAAATCACCACCATTACTATTGTGAGATACTATATCTGACAATAATGGCTGAATCGTACCCCAAACATCATCGAATTCTGCAAACTTAGCTTTACCTAAGAAAGAGTCTCTTTTGTGGCGAATCCTTGGAACAGAAAGATCTTTTACATCCTGCTCGCTAAGATTTCCAATAACTTCTCCTTTTAAATGTCTTTGTCTCAATCCGTTGACTTGAACTTGAGTTAATTTATGTCTTTCAGCAACTCTTTTTGAAGCAGCAGAAAACTCAGGATTACCTTCAGTGTCCGGCAATAAACTAAGAACTAATTTAATTCTTGCTGGAGCTGTTTCTTTTGAATTAGTTTCAAATGATTCAGCAATATTTATTCCTCCTGCTTTCTCATCTTCTCCTAATTCAGTTTCGTATTCTCCTTTTTCATTAAGAATGCTTTGACGATAAGTTAAGCCTAATTCTTCAATTTTATTCAACACCTCAATCTTAAAATCTTCTTTGTATTTTAAAACTAAATCAGCTCTTCTCAATAATTCTGGATCAGATACTGAGTTTTTGTAGTTTTGAATAAAGTTTTCTATAGTAGAGATTACTTTCTTTGGATTTAATTTTGATAAATCTTCAAAGTTCTCAGCCATATTCTCTGTAACAAATGCATTAAGGATTATCTTAGAAACCTCTTCAGATTGATCTGAAGTCATTCCAGGGAACTTAATTTTGTTAATGTATTTTCTTATTCCATTAGGAAATTGAAAGTAATACTGATCGTATTCAGTAACTTTATCTCCTTTGATTACTCTTTTTCTAATCAATTTAGGCTCACCTTGGTCATTAACTCTAGTAGAGATTTTAGATCCTAAAGGTAAATTAATATCTTCTGAATGTCCATTTGAAAATGAAGTAGCATAGTCTCCAAAAAGCTCTATGAATTTATTTCCACTAATTTTAGAATACTCAGCAAGTGCCGCGTCTTCTCCTAAGATTCTTTCAAGTTCTTTGTACAGTCCGGATTCTCTCCCATCTGTCTTTGCAAATACTTTACAAGCCATATTTATTATTTTAAATTGTTAAAAAATAGCCCTTCGTTAAAAGGGCTATATATTGTTTTAGAATCCACAACCTGCTTCATCTTGGAAATCATTATAAAAATCTGACAATGAATCTTCCTCGTTGTATTGAGCTAGATTAACATCATCATTGCTAACTTGATTAAAATCAGGGACTTTCTCAGTTTCTAATTGAATATCAAGCGTACTAGTTGAATTATTAATTTCATCAAGAGCAGATAAATCCGCTTGTTCTTGCTCTATCGCTAATTCATTTGACAAATCTACTGAATTCATTCCCATTAATAGCATTTTTGGATCACTAATTTTAGGTGATTCTTCTTCTGGATTTTTACTTGCTTGAAGTTCAGCGCTATATGCATCTGCCTGTTCTTTTATAGATATTCTCATTTCAAGAGGAACTGAATCTATCAAAGCTTGTTCTGATACCGTAAAATCAGTTATCATTTTACCATTGTATAACATTTCTCTAACTAAGTCTTCTCCTGTAGTAGTTATGATTTCTTCAGAACCAACCTCTTCAGTTTTACCTGTAAATTTACCGGTGTATTTTGCCATTACTTTGGCTCCAACTGACGATGTAGATAAGATTTCATTACCATTAGAAGCTGAGCCTGGAGTAATATTGATTATAGTATTTAATGCAGTCGCTGCATAAACCTGATTACCAATAGTTATTTTTTCATACTTAAGAAGTCCTGATTTAAGTAAAGCTTTGTTGATTAATTTAAAGTCTTTCTTAGGATCTAATTCTTTACCAGTTTTTTGATTAACAACTATCCCTCCATCTTTAATAACTAAGTTAAAATTACTTTTAAAATCTTTCTTAATCACAACTTTTATTTCATTAGTATCCTGATCAGGTAAGTTTGACATGTCGTCTTGTTTTGAGTTAAGAGCTTTTAATTCAGCATCATATTTAGCATTAACTTTTTCTGCTATTTTTGGTATTACAGTTTCTTCAACAAATGCTCTAGCTTCTTCTCTTGTATCAAATCTACCACTTAAAGCTTTTGAATTTAAATAACCTGTATTAGTATTTGCTTTTAATGCTATATTTACAACAAACTTATCGTCTTGACCATTAATTACACCACCTTCTGCTTCTGAAGTA